TGCTGGGGAACGTGGAGCAACCTACCCAAGGACAACTCACAGGGATGCATTCCTGCTGCTCAGCGGGTTGTTCCGGGTAGGGGACCATGACTGACGGAGCCACGCATCGCTTACTACCACCCTCAACGGACACACCCGTCTTAGGCTAGATCCCCGCTTGATTGGTGCATGTGCGCACCACTTCCATCGGCCCGGATCGTGAGGACCACCGACGCCCCTTGGGAAGTTCCCACGGTAGGGGCAGGCTAGTCAGCAATGTCCGCCGCCGTTTACCGACCGGACACTGCTGGCGCTTCGATGTAGACTTGGAGAGATGCGGTGAGACTTGACGCCATGGTTCACCATGGTACGTTCTGACCCAACGCGCTGATCCGCCAAGATCTACAGCGCAAGGCGGGTGAAGGTCTTGACAACCTGCCCGCCCAAGAACCCCGCCCGGTAGCCCCCTGCCGTGGCGGGGTTTTTCGTTCGGGGGTATCAGGCCTTAACCAAGGCCTTCATCTTTGCCACCTCGCCGGACTGCTCTGCCTCTGGCAGATCCAGTATCCTGACCACGAGTTGGCCGATCACGCGATGATCTACGCCGACAGACCGGCAGTCAAGCACAAACCGTTCTGACGAGAAGTAGGCCAGCGCCTCACGCTTGATCTTGCCCTTTCCCCTTACGGCGTCTTCCACCGCCTGCCTTATCGTTGCGCGGCAGAGCCGAGATGACGATGACACATCGAGGCCTGTCTGGGTCGAGGTGCCAGCGGGCGTGCTGCTCGCGGGCTTGTCTGTCGTTGGCATATGCGTACCCCTGCAAGAGATCAAGAATCAGAGAGATGTCGAGGTCAGGCCTGCGACTGGCGTACCAAACGTCAATCTCAACCTTCACGTCCCCGTCTGCATATGGGATCATGTTCGGGGGCATTTGCATCCGAAATGCATCCGAATAGTTGAGGGCCTTGGCAGACTTGATTGATGCTGTGCGGTTACCTCTTTTGACGATGCGTCTGGAGTTGGCCTTGCTGGCAGGCTCACCCTCTACCTCAAGCCTGAAAAGAATCATTACTAACCCCCTTGCCTTTAATGCCAACCTTTGTTATTGTCCTCAGAGACAGGAGAGACCAACCAATGAAGATCACCAACAAGAGCGGTCTGCCCCAGACCCTCGTGAATGTCTTGGAAAGAGACCCGTACACAAGGGGTGGTGCCCGCTTGTCCGTCACCCAGTTGATTGGCTCGCCCCGTATCAGCATCCTCCGCGCCCGTCACGATGACGAGATCGAGATGGATGTTGTTGATGGCATCTGGTCGATGATGGGCCGTGCCATGCACAGCCTTGCTGAAGCTGGTGCGGATGAGAACCACATCGCTGAGGAGCGTCTGCACACTAGTATTCTTGGTTGGACTCTGTCTGGCGGTATGGATCTGCAGACCCTCCGGGACGGTGTGGCGATCATTGAAGACTACAAGGTCACGTCGGCTTGGGCAGTGATGCACGACAAGCCGGAATGGGTCCAACAGTTGAACGTATATGCCTACCTTGTTCACAAGGTAAAGGGCTGGCGCGTTGAGGGTGTCAATGTTGTCGCCTTCATTCGTGACTGGTCTCGCATGAAAGCTTCGCAGGATGGCTACCCTGCAGCGCCTGTCGTTCGGGTGCAATTGCCCCTGTGGTCCGTTGAGCAGCAGGAGGCGTTCATCCATGAGCGCATTCGTCTCCATCAGGCTGCTGCCACGGCAGACCAGTTTGGTGATGACCTGCCCCACTGCACTGATGAAGAGCGGTGGTTGAAGCAGAGCAAGTTCGCGGTGATGAAGCCGGGAAGGAAAACCGCAGTCCGGGTGTTCGACACCAAGGCCGAAGCCGACGCTTTCAGCACTGACAATGCTGGCACCGAGGTGGTCGAGAGGCCGGGCGCGCCTACACGTTGCGTGGATTTTTGCAGTGTCAGCCAGTGGTGTACCCAGTGGCAGACCGAGAAGGGAGAGGCAGAATGACACCGAATATCGCCATGGCGATGATGAAGATCGCGCAGGCAGTGCCGCAGCTTGGTAAGGCTGACCGCAATGCATTTGCGAAATACAACTATGTCAGCATCGACAAGTACTACGAAGGTATCGCCAAACTTGCCGCAGCCAACGGCATCATGTGGCAACCCCGTGAGATCAGCACGGTGGTTGAGCGGGAAATAGGTAAGGACGGGGCCTTGCGCATTACCTATGCGTTCGACCTGTACCACGAGAGCGGAGACTCGATTGAGGAGTTCTCCAAGTTCACCATCCTGCATCCCATTCAGGGCGCTCAGACGGCAGGCTCTGCTCTGTCCTACGCTGACAAGCTCTTTATGCGGAGCGCCTTCAAGGTTGTCACGGGCGAGCAGGATGCTGACGCTTCTGACCCTGATGACCTGAAGATCAAGGACAAGGTGAAGGCTGAGCAGCCTGCCGTCAAAGAGGTGCTGAAGGCGTTCCCGGATGCCACCATCACCGACGTGCGTCCCAAGGTTTCGGGTGCAGTTGCACCTGACCCGTCCCCTGAGACTGCCATCACTGCCAGTGTTGATGACGATGGCCTGCCCACTCTGAAGGCAGACACCACCGACTTCATCACGGCGGCTACCGTGCTGGCTCGCATCGCCCACACTGCCGAAGGCACCGACGTTCTCCGTCGTCTCTGGCAGTCCAACATTGGCGTGATCGAGCGCATGGAGAAGGAAGCACCGAAGCTTCACTCCAAGGTGAAGACTGCATTCAACGAGCGGCGTACCGCACTGAAGAAGGGTTGAGACTATGGCTGGCAGTTATCCAAACACTGGGGCGTTGTTCCGCAACAACCGGGACGATCACCCGAAGGCCCCTCAGTGGAAGGGCGACATCGAACTGGATGCCGACCTCCTCCGTGTCCTCGTCGAGAAGGCCAAGGCCCGTCAGCCCATCAAGCTGTCGATCGCTGGCTGGGAAAAGGAAAGCCCGAAGGCTGGGACGTTCATCTCTCTGAAGGCTGACAAGCCCTACGAGAAGCAGGCTGCGCCCCCTCCCAAGAGCAGCCCGGTAGGAAGCTACGATGATGACGAAATCCCGTTCTGAGCCTGCGTTCTACCCTCACCTCTTGCCGCAGTACGCACTGATCCTTTGGGACCGTGGGCACAACGTCAAAGAGATCGCGAGGATCTTGAACAGGAACCACAACACCATTCGCTACCACCTCAAGAAGGCGGGGCGGATTGGGAACTACCAGAGGGCAGGCAGACCAACTGATGAGGAGCGGGCATTGCTGACCGTTCGCATCAAGGGGGTCCGCCTCCCTCCCAAACTCAAGGCTCTGGTGGAGGCCAAATGCGGGTTCGTGATGAGAAGTGGCTCCGGGAAGTCCGGCGCATCCCGTGCTTGATCTGTGGGAGGTGGGCGCAAGCCCACCACCTGCAGCACGCTGAACCCAGCGCCATGGGCAAGAGGTCAGGAGACAACTGGGCGGTGCCTCTGTGCGCAGACCATCACACAGCCCTTCACCGTTTCGGTGATGAGCCACTGTGGTGGGCGACTGAGGGCGTCGATCCCATCAAATGGGTAGGAGAGAATTATGGAAAAGACCGCTGAGGAGATCACCGTCGATGGCTCGATGGAGGTCTACACCCCCACATGGATGGGGGAGCTTGAGGCCAAAGAGATCTACACGATCATGGAACACTTCACTGGCGTGATGTACCGGCAGGAGCTTGGTCCGCTCCACGGAAGCTGCATTTGCTACGCCATGGCAAACATGATCGCAGGCATCCTGAAGCAGAGCATCTCTGCCGCGCAGGAGCCGGGTGCAATTGCAGGCGTACTGATGACGGCAGACGGGATCGCCTCTCTTCTGGATGACGTGTCTGAGTATGTGCGTGAGAAGGTTGACCCCAACACCATGCGCCTTCTCGGCAAGCCGGAGGGTTCAGCATGAAGAGACCCACTGCCGTAGTGGAGGTTAACACTCTTGAGCATGACTGCACGAAGGTGACCCTGCGGTATGCGGACGGGACAACCGACCACGTCAACGTGAAGCACATTTTCTTGGCGCAGGACATGGTCAACAGGGCAAAGGATGGCGACCTCAAGCTGTTCCGCGCCCTGAAGGAGATGAACAAGATTGGAGAGAACGGATCGGACTCAGCCGTCCTTGCGGCCCACCTTGCCGAAGAATGGAAGAAGTCTCCCTGCATGTACTTGGGAACTCCCAACAAGGTTGCGATGCTTCTGCTCACCGGCCTTCGCAGGAAGGTTAGCCCCGGCGTGAAAAGCACCAGCAACGGCGCAGCCATCCGCGACAAGGCGGCTCGTGATCTCTACGAGTCAGGGCTGATGAATGACGTGAAGGATGGTTACAGGCACCTGTACATGACCAACCTCAATGGCTTCGCGGTTCTTCAGCATTGGGCAGAAAAGAACAAGCAGTTTGCTCCCTACTTCACCGCCTACACACCAAAGGATTGGTACAAGAAGGAGTGTGAGCGGGTTGCGTTTGCGGTGATGGAAGGCAAGGAGAGCGGTCTCTACCCAGACACTCTGCCCAATTTGCGCGACCTTGTTCAGGGCGTTCATGCCATTGGGTCGATCCTGCAGAAGCAAACCCCATAGGTGCAATTGCATCCGAAAGGACAAAGAAGATGGCGAAGCAATATGTTCTTGGCTGCTATGACGCAGGACCAGACATGACTGACGAGGAGAAGGAGGATCGACTGGAATATGAAAGCGCATGTGTCAGGAAGTTCTTTGAAGCTGAGTGCAGCTACGAGACCGGAGAGATGTATAGCTTCAAGTTCAGTCGTAGGTTCATGAAAGAGAACGCTCTTTTCAAAGCTGACGTTCTGATGGACTTGTCCATGCATGTACAGAATCTGTACGAGGAAGCAGTCGAGGAGATGCGAAAGGAGGATGCAGAATATGACCGATATCAGGGACGCAGCAATCAATTTCGAGGCGGTGAAGATATCGCTCAAGCAGGACAAGTCGGGGATCATCCTGACGCTGGCGATACATCCGAATGAGGTTCCGCCCAGCCTGTTCACCGACTGGGTGGGCAGCAGGTATGTGGCGGCGCTGGTCAAGCTGGACGACGATGATAAGCCTGTAGAGCCTGCGGATGTCACCGAGGGCAAGAAGGCAGTCCAGATCGCCGGAGCCTTGTGCAGGGAGCCTAAGTTCCAGAAATGGCTGGTCACACAGGGCATGGCGTTTGATGCCTCTGAGAGAGCCGCTGCCGACGCTGTATGTGAGATGGCTGGCATCGAGAGCCGGTCTGAATTGAAGTCAGACGCGGACGCCCGCAAGACGTTCCTCAACATCGTGGACAGGTTCAAGGGAGACACAAGGTGACGGAGATCAACAATGTTCTGGCAGAGCGTGGCAATCGATATGGAGCCTTCGACCGCCATGCTCAGATCACGCAGGACCTCAAGCGGGTCATGCACAATTCCCCCAAGTGGAGGAACCTCACCTCCAGTCAAAAGGAGGCCCTAGAGATGATCGCCCACAAGCTGGGCAGGATGCTTAATGGGGATGTCACCTACCAAGACAATGTCGTGGATATCATTGGCTACGCCACCCTGATGCTCAATGACATGCGCACCATCGAGATGTTCAACGAAACGAACATGCCGGTGAAATAACCCCCACCCTTAATGCACCAGACAAGGAGATAGAGATGACCGGAAAGAAGCAGCACGAGGTTGCCGCCGCTGAGAACGCCCTTCGCCACGGCATGGCCTCAGAGATCCACTACGCCATGTCCCTGCGTCGTATCTCGACCGCGACGTTGGCACGGGAGACTGAGATTGCAGAACTTCGTCTTGTTGACCTGCTGAGCGGCAGGGCACGCGAGCGGCTGGACTTCAACCTTTCTGAGATCTCACGGATTGGTGAGTTCCTTGGCCACTACATCAACATTGAGTTTGTGCCCACAGACACATGGGCACCCACTCCCCCGCCCCTCGATGTAACCGGGAAGCAGATCCCCATGTTCGAGGAAACGAAATGAGTGAGGTTCCTTGGACACGCATCCGGGAGAGAGGTCCCGGTGGAGCAACCACCATGGCTGCGCAGCTTGAGTGCAAGTCCTGCCAGAGCCGTGAGGTTGTCTCTTTGCGCAAGCATCTCCCGCCGGAGGTGATTGCAAAGAAGTTTGGCATGATGGGCTGGGATGTGAACCGCACCAACGGTACATGCCCTGCCTGCAAGATGGCGGATAAGCCAGCCCCAAAGCAGGAGGCAGAGATGGTGATCGTTGCACCGAAGCAGCAGGTCGAGGCGGTCAAGGCAAAGCCAGTATCACTGGCTGAGCCGACGATGCGGCAGATGAGGGACATCTTCGAGGCACTGGAGATGTACTGGCACTCACCCAGTGGCCAGTACACGGGCGGATACTCAGACGAGAAAATCGGTCTAGAGATGGGCCTGCCATCTGCCGTTATCGCCAAGGTCCGCAGGGAAGCCTTTGGCGACTTCAAGCTCGACCCTGAGATCGAGGCTCTGATGGCAGAGGCCAAGGCGGTGGGTGAGAAGGTGGACGCTCAGGTCAGGAGCGCCCGCTTCCTCACCACGCAGGTCGAGGCTCTCATGCAGAGTGCTAGAGATCTGCGCAGCACCCTTGATACAATCGATCTCCGCATCAGCAAGCTGAGCAACAAGGGGTCGTAATTGTACAAGCGAATGGGACCTTGGTCGCCTGAAGAGGAGCAGTTGCTCCATGAGCTTTGGGCAAGACGTGCGGACGGAAGCGAGGTCGTAGCCTTGTTTCCGGGCCGTACGCCCAATGGCATCCGCCACAAGGCCTACTCCTTCCAGATGTTCTTCAAGAACCTGAAGGCGCAGGAGAGGAAGAAAAGGCACCAGTTCTTTGTGCAGGCTCGTGGCAGGATCGAGGGCGATGAACCCATGATCAATGACAAGCCTGCCATGAGGAAGTGCATGACTTGTGGCGTGCTGTTCAAGAGTGCTGGGCCTCAGAACCGGCTCTGCCACGTCCACAAATGGGGCGATGGCACCTAGCCCACGGGTGCATTTGCATCCAAAATATCAGTTCGTCCCGTGGGGGAATACTAGCGGTTCCTCAGCGCCTGACGGGTGGCCACAGAAGCACGGGGATGGCCACTCCCCATCGGTCAGAGATCGCGTTGTGTGCAGGGTTTTCCTCTGGTGTGTTCCCCCGGAATGGCGCACCTCACAACGTCCTCTGGCCGGTGGATCAGCTTTAAGGAAACAGGATGAGACCAACCTACGAGAACGCAGCCACGCTCAAAGCAGAGCGCGACCTGATCGACAGGGTCAGCGAGAAGTGGAACTGCGAGGCCCACAAGAACCCCAAGTCATACCGGGCCGACTTCTCCCTCACCCGCAAGGGGAAGATCGCGGCCTTCGCTGAGGCGAAGTGCAGGCCATTCCCCTCCTCGCGCTACCCCACCTACTTGCTGTCTCTGGGGAAGTACATGGCCATGTGTGAACTGGCCCGCATGACAGACACCAAGGCGCTGCTTGTGGTTCAGTGGACAGACAGGATTGGCTTTGTGTTCTTCCCCTGCCCGTTTGAACTGGAGATGGGCGGACGCACTGACCGCAACGATCCTGATGACATCGAGCCGGTCGTCCTCATCGACCTCAAGGAGTTCATCTGGTTCTGACCAGACTACTTGCTTGCGACCCCGCTCACCTTCTCCACCGTGCGAAGAGTTCCCAAGCCGAGGAGACCCATGAGGACGGTTGAGAGGGTGGACATGTCAAACGGCACCACAATCGGGGCGTGACCAAACAATTGCACGATCCAGTTGAGTGACGGGATCACAATGAAGTGTCCGGCAAAAGCCGCTCCACACGCCCAGCCCACAAATGGACGCCAACCTGATACGAAGACGTTCGTACTGGCGGCCTCGATCTTGTTGATGTCGATCTGCTGCTGCGCCTGAGCAATGGCCGCATCCATCTGGGCCTTGATCAGCATCGCCTCTGCCGTGGCCTGATCTTTGGGATCTGGCCAGATCCGGCTGATCAGCGTGTTGCCAAGGGTGGCGAGAGTTGAGATTGGGTCCATCAGAAAGGACGCTTCTTGCGAGGCTGGTTGGGGCGGGGAGGGGAAGGATCAGCAGCCAGCGCAAAGATCACCGGCATGATGATAAGGCCCATGGCGAAAGCGCACAGGAGGAAGACCCAGAAGTTCATTATCCCCTCAACAGCATGTCGCGCAGGCGCACTGCCCGCTGCCCGACTTGTTTGGCCCAGAGGCTGTCCATCATCTGTTCGGCAGCACCGGGGAAGTCATTCATCTTCAGGCAGGCGATGAACTTTGTGAAGCCAGAAAGCCTAGCGCGACCAAGATTGAACACCATGTTCAGAAGCACACGCTGACGGGTGTCTGAGAGTTCCCGCCACTTGGGCAGGACGGCGGTCAGTTCGCTCTCGCAGATGGCGATGTCGTTGTTCAGAAGGTACATGGCTTCCGCGTTGGTGATGCCACGGTCCTCAATGTTCCTGCCCACACCAATGGTCAGCTTGCCTGCGGTGCAACGATAAGGCTGCAACTTCACCCCCTCATCGCGGACGAGTTCTTGCATGAGGGTATCACGGTCATAGATCATGGCTTGCCTCGCCAACCACGGTTGGCCTTGACGGATGTGACCCGAAGGTTTTTGGGTGCATTTGTACCTGAAGAGCGGATCGGCTTCAGGTGATCCACATCCTTACCATCACCCTTTGCCACCTTTCCAGCCTTCATCATGGTGGCGCGAGCCGCGTTGCGCTGAGCGCGGTTTTTCTTTTGCTCCGGCTTCGCGTGGTAGGTCAGGTACTCGTTCTTGTAGTCACGTTCCTTTGCCATGATGTCTACCCCTGCTTCTTCTTGAGGACGCCCGGTATGTCGCTGTCCTTGGCATACTGAACGAGTTCCTCGGTGCGTTTCAGGATCTCCGCAGTGTAGTCCTCAATTGCCCGCCTGCGCTGCTCATCCGTCAGGCTGAGGTCCTTCACTGTGTAGCGCATCCGCATCTTCACGTCGTTGATATCAGCCTGCATTTTCACAAGGTTTCTGCCGCGCTGCATCTCAGGCACGACCGGGTAGAAGTTGAAGCCAAAGAAACGGCCAGTGATCTGTGCGGCGTCTTGATTGGGTTCGCCATAGCGGTTCATGCCAGAGTTGGTTGCGTTGTCATAGAGCTTGCCAGCGAAGCCATACTGGGTCAGGAACGGAGGCGAGATCAGGTTGTTCACATAGTGAACAAGGGACATCATCTGTTCATGCGGCGGGTCAGCCTTGTTGATGATCTCCCTGCCTGAGAACGGATCGATGTTGGTCTTGATTGCGGTCACGGCAGACAAAGCCGGGCTGGACAAAGCGCCCACGCTGCTCAAAGCGCCCGATACATCCCCCTTTGCAATGCTTGTTGCTGTGGTGAGGAACATCGTCCAAGGAAAGAAATAACCGGCATCGAGGAACTGCCAGTTGCCGTTCTCGTCCTTCCACGGGATGAGCAACATGTTTGGCTTGTCACGAAGCTGTTCCGACATGCTCATCCTGAGCTTCTCGATGTCCTCATCCTCCACATCGTAAGAGCTTGCGATTGCGGCAGGAAGCACGGTCGCCAGAGCCACATACGGAGCAAAGCGGAATGCCGTCCTTGGGTTCATCGCCACCTCAGCAAGAACCGGCAGGGCCTTGTAGTAGTAGGTGATGAACGGTGCGCCGAAAGGCATTGTGCGCAGAGACCGGATGGACGGGGGCACAAGGCTGTAGTCGAAGAACCACTTGTGCGCCTGCAGAGCGGCAGCGCCTTCAGCATTCTGACGGGCCTTCGATCCCTTGGGCATCGAGTAGACCTTGTTCTTCTCCAGTTCGTCGATGATCTTCGCCGTCTTGAAGACCTGCTCGCTCCACTGATACCAGTTGCCAGCCTTGTTCGAGACCTTCGAGAAGATGTTCGCCAGAACCTTGACGTTCATCACCCCGGTGGTGTTCTTCGACAGGTACTCCTGCAGGGCCTCATTGACTTCACGCATCTCCTGCTCGTTGAAGCCGGTCGCCTCAACGCCATACTCCTTGGCGATCTGCCAAGCGGGACCATTGGTGCGCATTTCCTTCATGGCCTGAAGCATACGAGGGCCAACCATGAGCGGACTGACGCCGGAGAGGTTGAGCATCACTGCGTTCGAGATGAAGTTGCGGACCTGCGTCGGCGGGTTGAGGATCGTCTTGGTCATCTTCCAGAACTGCGTGCCCTTTGCGAGCGCGGAGTTCCTGTCGCCAAAGAGGTTATCTACCATGCTGGCATCGGCATTGAACTGGGCAGCGCCCACGAGATCGTCGTAGATCTCTTTCCTGACGGTCATGCCTTTGAGGGCACCATACCGGCTGGTCTTGGGAAGCTGCTTGTAGTTCTCCGGGATGCGGCCATTCATGATGGGGTCAGCAAGCTTCTGCATCCGCTGTGCGGTCTTGCCCATCGACTTGCTCTTCTTGGGGTCAGGCTCGTACTTCATACGCTCGCGCAAGGCATGAGCCTCATCAGCCAGCCAGTACGCCGTGACCTTCCTGCCGTTCCAGTCAATCAGGGTGTCGGGCAGAACCCAATCGTTCCCGGTCTGAGCAATGCCAGACAGGAAGTCCATGATGGCCATGTCACGCTGCGGACGGTACATGGCGGTGAAGGCCAAGAAGCTAGGCTCCTCCACCTCACCCAGAGCCACGCGCTCCTCGACCGTCAGCTTCTTGCGCTGGTTCAGATACTCCTGAGATCCAACGCGCAGGCCGGTGCTGATGTTCTTCCCCTCCAGCAGGTACTTCATGTACAGGCGGGGCAGGTAGCTGTCCTTGTACTCGTCGAGGCTCTCCTGCGAGAGCATCCCGCGAGAGACCATGTTCTCGCCAATCTCGTTGATCTGCTTCTTGACCTCGACCGCCGCCTTCTGCAGGGCAGGGGGCAGGTTGGGTGCAATTGCACCCTTAGTGGTCAGGTAGCTGAAGATGGCCTTCTTCTGAGTTTCAGTCGCCTTGTGGATGGCGTCATAGAAAGCCTTCGCCTGCTTCTCCAGACGGCTGACGTTGCCCAGCGCACGGTAACGCTGCATCAGGTACTCGTCACGGCCAGTCATGTCTGCCAGCGGATCAAAGACGCGCTGAGCCATCTTCTTCAGACGCTGCATGATCGTCAGGTTCTTGCTGGCGTTCTGAAGCTGACCACGGTTGATGGCCATCTCTGCCTTTTCAGACAGACGGCCACCACGCACAGAGAACTCGCCGTCAGACCCTACTCCTCCACGCTGCGAGCGCTCTTCGCCAGACTGAACAGCTTTGCTGCTTTCTCGAATGCCGCCTGCCTCTCTTCCAACGTCAGGGAACGCGGATCGAAGGGCTGCGATTTGGTTGGCCTTGCGGTCGAGGAAGTAGTCGTAGCTTCTGACATCTGCCGGGTCCTTTCCTTGGATGACTTGATTTGCGGCCCAGAGAGCAGCTTGAACCTCGCGAGGCTTCCAGCCAAGGTCTCGCGCAATGTCCCTGATCCACTCCTTCGCAACAGCAATTTCTCGTGCGTTGGGAGACTTCTTGTCGAACATGATCATGGCGATGTGTCGGTCAACAGCAATGCCAGCCTCATCTCCGGCGCTGGCCTTGCCATACTCGCTGATCTTCGCACCGCGCAAGGCCTCGTCAGCCCTGATGCGCTCAAGGTTCTTGATGACCGCCGGGAGAAAACCCTCAAATTGATTGGCGTTGGACTTCATCTGCCGGTAAGCCTTGAGAGCCAAACCAACATTGGCGGCTACGCTGGCTGCCTGAGAGGTTGCCGAAAGGATCGTCTGGAACAACTCAGCGTCATTACCAAAGGTGTCGCGCAAGAGCTTGTCATGACGATCATACCAATCTTTCCAATCAGACCTGCTTCTGGCGCTTTCACGAAGCTCCTTATAGGTCCTGACAAAAACCGGATCATTGCCCCTGACGCTGAACTCACCAAGCCCGCCTCGATCCACCTCCTCGCCATAGCCCTTCTGGCGCTCTCCCGAAATGTAGTCCTCCAGCACCTGATCGGTGGAGCGGTAGCCCTCACCACGCAGGAAACTGCCCATCTTCTCCCGGAAGGCAGCAAGGAAGTTCACGAACCGCTTGAACGCAGGGTCTAGAGAGTTGGTGTTGAACCCACGCTCCTTGGCGTCAGCCAACATACCAAACACATAGGCCATGGCTTCGCGCTGCTTGCCAAACTCAGAACGCAGCCTCTCTCCTGCCGCATCCTGAGCATTGTACTGCTCGCTGAACCGACTCCAGTAGCTTCCGCCACCCGGCTCAGGAGACAGGTTCTTCAGGGTGCGCTGGATGGACGGGCTGATGTCAGCGAGGGTCATGCCGTCACGGAACGCACCACCCTTGTAGATGCCGTGGCCGGTGTCCGGGTCGATGCCAGTACGCTGACCAAAGAGGATCTTGGACGTGGCAGGGTCATACTGCTCCATCAGATCTTGCAGGACATGGAACGGCTCGTGGGCAGCAGTCTCACGAGAGTAGCCAAGGACGCTCTTGCCCTCAGCATCGTTCAGGGAGAACTCGATCAGTCCTGCCAGAGCATCTGGATTGCCGCGCCGCAGACGCCTGCCATCGTAGTCCACGCTCTTGAGGAAACGGATGTCAGGATTGGCTGCAGTGCCCTTCAGGAGCTTCGTGGCGATCTCCGCCATGACGAAGGCGTGATGGGCCTGTACGTTCGATATATCGCCATCTGCGAGGACTCTGCGCACCTCCGCAGCAGCCTTCTGGCCAAAGGGACCGCTGGCTTCCATCTTCGCCAGCCGCTCGTTAAGGAAACTCTGTGCCTCTGCACGACGGGCCTCCCGCTCTGCGATCTGCTCAGGGGTGAGTTCGGGCGCTGCCTTGGCTTCCTTGGCGGCTTTCTTCTTGCCCTTCCGGCGCTTGGTGCGCTTGGGCTTTGCTTCTGCCTCTGCTTCAGTTTCAAGTGCATTTGCACCTCTGGTGGAGAGTTCCTCGATGCTCTTTGCGCTCAGCGCACGCTCAAGAACAATCGAGCCTTGGTATGCATTGCTCTTAATGCTTGAGCGAACAACCTTGGCAATGTCTTCGTTGAAAAGACCCCTCTTCACAAAATCATCAACAAGGCCCAAGAGTGAGTTTGTGTTGATTTGATTGTTGTCGTGAAGATTGTCAATTTCTTTCTGAGCCTCCTGCTTTGGAGTCATTGACTTATCAGCAGGCTTGCTTTTCAAATCAGCGCGATACTGATTGAACCTGTTCTCAAGGTAGGAAAGTGCAGATATCTTTCCTTCGTTTGAGAATATGCCGTAAAGCTGGCTCAATGTGTCTTGCCAATACTTTGACTTGGCGTCAATCAACCCTTCATTGTTAAGGCTATTTATAAACGAACCCATATTTCCAAGGGTTATCTTGTTTCCAAATTCATTCAGAACATCGAATCTCTTCTTGAGTTTTTGATCTTCCGTCAGTTCGCCGGGGGTGCCGTCTCCTTCGCCACCCTCTGCCCAAGCCTTCTGAAGATCTTCACGAACTTCAGGGGCAAGCAGGTTGTCAGTTTTGCCAATTGCATTCACCAGAAGCTTCTGAGCCTCGAAGACGGCTTCAGGATCTGCCGGATCAATATCCTCCATGAAACCAAGCGCATCCATTAAGAAGCTTGCGTCAAACGGATCGTCTTTCGGGGCAGCGGCAAGTTTCTCGTTCTTGATCTTCTCGACCTCAGCAATGAAGTCATCGATATCAAGGTCGAGGGCACTGTCTTCAGTGAGTGTCTCCAGACGCTGGTCTGGATCTTTCTGGCTGTTCAAGATCTCGCGAATGCTCGCGCCTTCCTCAGCCTCAACCTCTTCTTCAACAGGAGCGGCGGTCTTGGCTTTGTCGATGTTCTTCTTGGCCGCAGCACGCTCAGCGCCAGCACGCCTGCTCTCCTGAGTTCTGGGGCCTCTGGGCTTGGGAGCAGCCTTCTGCTTGGGCGGGATCAGGAAGTTGCCCGTTCCCTTTTCGCCCGGCACAAGAATGCCTTTCTTTACAAGCTCTGGAAAAATTTCATTCTTAATCTTGGCCGCTGTCAGCCCCGAATTAGGATTGATCTCCCTGATCTTGGCCATCAAAGTGAGGGCCGACACAACGCTGTCGGGTTTGAGCGACAGTTTGTTGATGCCTGCCATCGCAAGCTTTTCGCTGTCCGTCAATTGAGGAGCGGCTGCAGCTTCTTTCTTGAGGGCGGCCAGCAGATCGGCGACATCAACCTTTTCCGTGACGGTCTCTGCTTCTGTTTCTTCGGCTGCTGGTGCAGGGGGCTGGGGCGCAACCTCTGCCTTTGGCTCGACCGGCTTTTCAACAACCTGCTCAACTGGTTTGGTTTCAGGTGCGGCCTGTTCCTGACTCGGAACTTTCGGGGCCTCAGCCACCTTCTCGACCTTGGGCGCTTCGACCTTGGGCGCTGCCGCCTTCGGAGCCTCCTTGGCAGTGCGGATGTACCCCTTGCTTTTGGACGGGAGGACAACAAACCCCTCGTCAACAAGGGACCTAGCAACGCCCCTGACCTCTTCCATGGTCATGTCGTGCTGTTTCATGAGCGCGGGCAAGTCCAGCTTGGTCTTGACGGGCGCGGCAATGATGCTGTCCCGTGCTGCCTGAAGCTGCTCAGGGGTGGCCTTGGGCTTGCGAGCGGCCTTCTGCTTTGGCTCGGTGGCTGCTGCTGGTGCCGCCTTCTGAGCAGGTGCCTTCTTGGGGGCTGCTGCCTTGGGCTTTGCGGCGGGGGCGGGCGGGGTGTCGTCTTGAGGCTTCTCAAGGCGCTCAAAGACACCATCCTCTTCCTTGAAGAAGGGGTTGCTGCCAAGAGCTTCTTGTGCCTGCTCAAGGGTGATATTCCGCTGTTCGGCAAATTCCTCGGCGCTAATTATCTCTCCCGGATACATCTTTCGCGCCTGAGTGCTTGCCAAGTTGACCAGCGCATCAAAGATGTTTGGCTGAGCCTGAGTGGCAGGCTGAGGGGTGGGCTGTGCTGCGGGCGCTTCGATTATTTCGTTTGCGGCGGGAGCAACTGACGCCTCCACGCGCATGTACGGACCCTTGCCGGTCTTCTGAACCTTCCCCTCTTCGGCCAGCCTGCCAAGTGTTTTGAACATGGCGGTAGCACTGAAACCAAGCTGCCTCCCCAGATCCGTCGTGTTTATGATGCGGATGCCAGCAGGCAGCGAGTTAATGGCCTGCTCAAATACCACTTCCTGCTCAGGGGTCAGGGTATCGGGCTTTGCCTGAGACTTCCTTACCCTCTTGGATGCCGGTGCGGCAGTTTCAGGCTGTACCGTAGAAGGTACGTTTTCGGCAGGAGCCGGAGCCGCCTTGAGGTCTGCGTTTTCAATGAGCGTCTTGATATCTTCGAGCAGACCCGTCGTCTGCTCAGGCGCGGGAGCGTTCTCAACAGGAGCGGGTGCAGCTTTGAGGTCTGCCCTGTCGATGAGTTCCTTGAGGGCCGTGGAGAGATCCATTTCCTGCTCAGGCGCAGGTTCTGCCGTGAGTTCAGTGGCAGAGGGCAGTTCTTCTGCCTGAGCTACCTGCTGAGCGGGGGAGGGGGTCGTGACTTCAAGTGGCTCAATCCTGACGCGGTTAGGTTCGGGCTTGAAGGGCAGGCCTTGGGGGTTGATAAGGATCGGGGTTCCGTCAGGTTCGTTGCCGACAAGCTGCATCTCCTGCGCAACGTCGGCGTCTGAACCATCATCATTTAGGTAGGTGACCCTGACGGGCTTACCTTTTGGCAGGGTGGGCGCGGGTTCCGGCGCGGTGGCCGCTTCAATCTGCGCGGCTGTTTCTGCCGCCTGCTGGTTGACCAAGCTTGATGCTGGTGCAGCGGAAGGAGTGGCGGCAGGAGGGGTGGCTGCTAGGGCGTTGGGTGCAGTTGCACCTGTAGCAGGGGCTGTGGCGGGGGTTGTCGTGGTGGCCGTTGCAGAAGCCGTTGCAGGAGCCGTGGTGGTCGCAGGAGGCGTTCCAGCAGGCGCGGTCGGGAGAGCGGCGGGAGCGGCGGCAGGAGCCGCCATACGGGCATCGTTGATGTTTTGCTGAAGCTGGTCCGACTGCTCCTGACCAGCCAGCGCACGCATCTCCTGATCGGTCATGGCACGCTTCTGAGCCGCGCCACTGACAGAGCCAATGCCACCGCCCAGAATACCGGCAGCAATCGCGGCCTCTTTGTACTCGCCAATCGCTTCGTCATCATCCAGAGGCAGGCCTGCCTGCAGACGCTCAAGGATGGACTGACCCACTTCAGTTGGAACTTCGGTGATGACGCCCTCAGCGCCACTCTTGACCGCACGGGTCAGGACACCACCAGCCACAGCACGGCCAGCGCCGGGGATGAACTTACCCAGTAAGCTGTCCATCGCGGCCTGCGGAACGGCAGCAAGCAGAGCGGCCCCTTCAGACTTCACAACGCCAGCGTTCTCTTCTTTCTGACGTTCGCGGTTGGCACCAAAGAACTGAGGCAGACCAGCCGCTGTGCCGCCAATGAGCGCACCAATGCCAGTGCCAAGAACAGGAACGGCAGAGCCTGCGGCAGCGCCGGTCAGAGCGCCAGCGACAACAGAAGGAGCCATCTGAGGCAAGCTTGTGCCCAGTGCTTCCTTCGCAGCCCGCCAGTAGTCACCAAGGCTTTCAGCCTTACCAAACTGCATCTGCTCAGGCAAGGCTGCTGCTGCCTCAGCTTTGTTCCTTGCGGCACCCTCGCCTGCAAATTTGGCCAGACTCTCAAGGCCCAACGCCCCAGCCGCACCCTCACCGGCTGAGTAAAGCTGCTGCTGAAGTGCATCTATGCCAGAGCCAACCGCTGCCTTGAAGCCAGAAGGCTTTTCAGGTTCTTTTATACCAAAGATCTTTCTGTATTCCGGGGCGCGTTCTTTGATGATCTGGTCGATCTGTTCCCGTGAAAATTCATCAGGAAACTCAATGGTGTTACCGGCAAAACTTACGCGCTTGACCATAGGTCCGCTCCTTACTGGGTAGCCTTGCCGCTCGCATCATATGTAGCGTCGTAGGATATGGTCTGGCCACCGCCAGCCTCAACAGCGCCAGAGCCAAACAGGATCTCTCTGGCCAGACGCTTGTCATCGTCGCTGATGCTCATGGCCTTGACCGGATCACGCAGGTCCATGTCTACGCGCTTTGCCCAGTCAATCTGACCCTTGGTGTACGGGTTGTTACCAAGTGCAGACCGGGCATCGTAGTACCTGTTCTGAGCATTGGCCTTGTCGCGCTCTATGGCCAAGGTCTGCTTGTCAAGTTCATACTTGCGCTCGGCATCGTAGGCGTCCTGAGCAGCCTTATCCTCAGCCTGCGCGATTTCGTTGGACTTGCCCAGAATGGCAAGCTCGCTCTCAGTGAGCGCACCCTCGTCCTTGCGCCTACCCTCACGGGCCGCAGTGTACTGCTGCAGAGCAGGGAGACCTGCCTCAGCAATCCCTGCCATGAGGTTGTTGGCCTTTGATCCGGCCAGACCAAGACCCAACTGCATCAGAGCGGCGTTGAAGTCCCGGTTTGCCAGCGCATCCTTGTCGCCACGCTGCTTGTCGAGCAGGGCGTTTGCCCGGTCCTCGTATGCCTTGGCACGATCCTGCCGCTGCTGCAGGAGGGCGGCCAGACCACCTTCAGAGGCAGGCTTCTCTTCCTTCTTCGGGTTGCCGGATACGGAAGCGGTGGGGGGAGTAGCACTCTTTTGGGGTGCAACTGCACCTGTAGGCGCGATCCTGTCGCTGGGCTTTGACGGACCAGAACCGTGACCGCGTTCACTCGTGCCATACGCATCTTCTGGGAGCGGAACGTCACCAAAAGCGTAATTCTTCACCCGATTGTAGAGTCCTTCGTTTGCCTGTGCAAAAGAACGCGGAACGTACTTGGCCGCACCGGCTATGGTGTCAACAACCGGAAAGGCAAAACGGCCAACATCCTTCACCCCTCTCTCAAGAGGGTTCATTTGATTTCGACGCTTGGCCTCAGCCAGAAGACCCTCGCGGGTAAGTGTTACCGGATTGCCGCCAAACGCACCAAAAGTTGTGTTCAGTTCTTCAGGCTTCTTGCGAAGCATGTCCGTGATATCGCTGTCGCGCATCGTCGCGTAGACTTCTTCCGGCGTAGCCTCGTCACTGGCCCAGTCGTCAAAGATGCCGCCACCAGCCATGCGAATGGGTCCGCCACCAGCCTTGGCTACGGGAGCCTCAGTCTTGGCCGGGGGTGTCATGTACCGGATGTAGGCGTCACGGGCTGCGTCGTTCTCCCATGAGTAGCGGGTCCTCTGACCGTCCCTGCCGGTGATCGTGCGGTTCAGGCCGGGGGTGCCATAGGTTGGTGCCGCCATGCCTTTGGGGAGACCATACCGCTCAGCGTCAGACATGCGCACACGAGGGTTGGGCGCGCCGCGAGTGGTGTTGAAGATCCCGTCAAACTGGTGACGGATGGTGCCCAGATCAGGTTCCTTGTTCGGAGCGTAGTACTTGGGTGCGTAGCTCTGGATCGGGCCATAGCCCTGCGCCTGCACAGCGCCCTGCTGAGGAGCGTTGGAGAATGGGCTACCAAACTGCACAGCGCCACCCGCTGCCATGCCCTGCGGCGGCATAGCGGTCATGTCTTCCATCTGCTGGGGCTGACCACTGATCATTGCCCGCATGGCTCCACCGGCCATCGTCTGATCAGGAAGACCCATCAGGCCCTGCGCATTTGCCTCATCGCCCGGAGGCATACCGCCCATGGGAGGAGGGGCCTCGCCAGACATCTCCTCTGCCATGGTGGTCTTCGGGGGCTGGCTGCCTGAGAACTCCTCGCGCATCTTCTGACGGCGCTGCATCTCAGTCATGACCAGATACTGAGGAGTGGAGCCTGAAGGCAGGCGCATTTCCTGAGCAAGCTGATCGTCCGACAGGTTTTTCAGGGTGTCCTGTATCTTCAGGATGTTCATCTCTGGCTCCTTACTTCACGCCGTTGAGAGCGCCGAGACCGGCAATCCCAAGGCCCAGTGCCTGATTTACGCTTGTGCCGCTGGGCTGATATGTGATGGTGTTGGACTGAGGACTGTACGGAACGCCGCGCAGGATGCCAGACAGGTAGTTGGTGTTCTGACGTTCGTAGTCGCGCTGGTTGATGAACTTCTCGTACTCCTGATCCAGTGCCTTCTGCCGCTGGTCATACTGCTGCCCACCATACTGGTTCAGCATACCGGCCTGCTTTCCGGCCAAACCAAACGCGCTTTCACCAAGACCCTGCATCCGCTGACCAGCCTCAAGACCAAACTGAGCGCCTTCAAGTCCAAGCTTGGAGGCGAACTGATTGGCTGCATCCTTGGCGGTGCGGTCGGCAATGAACTGAGCCTGAGCGTTGGAGTAGCCCTTGTTCAACAGGTCAGAGGTCAGGCTCTGGAACTGGCTGTCGTAGGTGCGGCGAGCAGCTTCATCTGCCAGAGCAGCGCGAGATCCACCAAAGGCACCCGACTTCACTGCGCTCCCTGCGCGGCCAGCCTGACTCTCAAGAAAGTTCTGCTGTGCAGCCTGCTGCGCCTGACCAATCACATCGCTGATGTACGGGTTCATGTAGTTCTGGCGATTGGTCTCGTTCCACGTTTCCACGTTTGGGTCGTAGCTAGAGACCGCCCGGCCAGCCTGATCCAGAGCGCCAGTGTACGCCTCAGACGCCTGATTGAACGAGGGCAGGTAGGTGTTGTGGAGGTTGCGAGCGGCATCGTAGGACGCCTCAGTATCGGCAGAGGGGTCTGCTATACGCTGACCGGGGTATGCCTCGTACTCACGGTTGGAGGTGGCTTCAGCCCGCTTCATCAGACGCTCGAAGTACGGGCGCATGTAGGCTGGCAGATTGCTCTGGTTGACGTTTGAGGTGGTGGGCTGACTGCCGCCGCCTTTGCCATGAACGGCACCACCAGCAAACAGACCCGTATCCCGGATCATGCCGGGGATGTGCATCTTCATTTCAAAGCTCCCTCTCTACTGTCGTGCAGAGAAAATCAAAACCATAGCGTTTCAGGAAACGGGTCCAGCCCGGCCTGCCAGTGACCTCAATGGACGAGCATCCGCATTCCTTTGCGTACTGCATCCACATGAACATCATGTCGTCTGCCCACTGGTCCAGCTTGGTGCCAGCGGAGAATATCGCTGAGAAGACCTTCCTGAGCGGGTACTCATGAATGGCAGTTGCGCCAAACGCGAGGATCACGCCGTCATCATCAAAGGCAATCCAGAGATCCATCCTGCCAGCGGCAAGGGCAGCGATGAGTGTGTCCTCATCGAATCTGTTCCCAAGGTGGGAACCAAGTTTCCTGATCAGCGGCCTGAGTTGCTCCTCGATCTCAAGGACATACTCTTTGGTGACCGCACTGACGCAGACACCCATTAGGCGGGCATGACCTTCTTGTCTTTGATGTGACCGGCCTGCTTTGTGGTCCCGGTCTTCACCTTGCGGATGCGATCCATCATCTCAGTGAGCTTTCGGACACCATGGTCCGACGATCCGTCACCAAGATGGCTGACAACGTCAGCAGGCACAACAAATTCCCCATCTGCCAGACGAACTTCCTTGCGCCCCTCGATGGTGCCGGGGATCAGATCGTCCAGACCGCCCCCAGCGCCACGGATGCGCCCACCCATGGAAGACACCTTCTCAGTGAGCGCCCTGAGAGCATCCTCACCAAACATGTCCGCATAGCGACGAAGAGCTTCCTTGGCCTTGGGGTGATGGTCCAGCAGGGCCATCTTGGCCTCAGCCTCGATGTTTGCCTTGATCGAGGCCTTGGGGTTGGCGTCAGCAATCCCGCCCTTGGCATAGTAGCCATGCACACCACCGCCAGCAGCCATTGGCTCGAAGTAGTCGAACTCAGGATCAAAGCCGGGACGGTAGTCGGAAGGAGGGGTGAGGACTCGACGTTCATCCGGGAACTGCTCTGGGTACTTCCTGTTAAGTTCCGCGCTGGTCGGTTCTTTGGGAACATCCATCCCCTGCTGACCCATGGAGCCAACAAGACCAACGCCAAGAGGCAAGGAGGTCCTCATGGCATTGTCCACAAATGTTCTTTTCAGGGTCCCGGTCGGATCGTTCCCAAGGTTGGTTGCGGCTGCATTCAACTTGTCGCCGAGCGGCATCTTGCTGAAATCAAGCGGGTCCATGCCCGGCTGCAAACCAAACGGCAGGTCCGCCGGATTTATCGAGGTCCCCATGCCCTGCAAACTTTCAAACGCAGGATTTGCGCTTGTGGCTGAGCCAAAGGGATTAGCACTTTGAAGAAGTGACTGGCTGGGGGCAGTCGGCAGACCACCGCCAAGATTCATTGCGGGCGCGGCGGGAGAGGGAAGGCCAAACGATGAAGCGCCTGCAGAAGAACCAAGATCCCCAACGCTCTGAGTGGCGGCGTTGAAGGATTCGGCACCTATATTGGACGCCGCAGGAGTGGTGGCCGACGCAGCGGCAGCACCCTCGCCAGCAAGTCCATTTAATGCACTGCCAGCGCCATAGCTCAGCAGGCCGGACATGATGCCTTTGCCAAGGTCTCCGGTCATTGCCGTGCTGGTCAAACCACTGGCCGCAGCGGAGATAAGAGGGCCAACGCCGGGAATAAAGTTCAGGCCAATGCCAACAATCGAGGGCAGGATGTCCTCAAGAAACCCAGCCTCCGGCAGGCCAGTCTTTGGATTGCGAGGAAGCTGGCCACTGGGGTGCAGGCGACCAAGGGCCTGAAGCTCATTGCTCGTGACATGCATGAGGGCGTTGTCAGGACCGCGACCTTGCTTGGAGATGTGCTGTGACGCACGGCGAAGATATTCCATTAGCCCAACATCCCTCTGTTTTTCAGATCGGTGATCAAGGCCGCAAGAGCCTCTGCGATATTGTATAGGTTCGGTTCAACGCCGCTGTTCACAGCCACGCTCACGCCACCGTTTGTCTCAACGCTGACAGTACCGACTGCGCCGGTAGCGTAGGTCCTGCCGCCGCCAATCATCTGGCTCATAGGTGCAAATGCACCTGAACTGTAATTGAGGGCGATGGGCTGGCTGAGTTGCGTGAGGTCGGTAACCAGCGTTCTCATCAACTGATCAAGCTGACGAGGATCGTACTCAGCCGGAGCTGTAGGGTATCTGCTGGGCATTAGCGGCGACCGTCGCTGCGCATTTCAAAGCGCGGAGCGCCCAGCCTCCAAGCAACCCCAAGGGCATCACTTCCAATCCTGACCGCGACAGCCCTGCCACGAAGCCTGAGAGAAAGCTGTTCGGTGAACTGACCAACCGGCACCGTGACCCCGTTGTATGTCCGGTCAACCGGAGCATTGTCCGTTTGGCTCACGCCAGCACCGGGGTAGTTTCTGGCGCTGATGGTGAAAGTTGCAAGAGGATCTGAGGCAGTGCTGTTGGCAAACGTCAGGTCAGGGTAGATCTGGCGCACGAACATCATGCTGTCGCCGTCCCCAATCTCGATGCCACTGCTCTCGATGTACGCTGTGATAGGTGAGGCTGGGGTGGTTGAGCCATCGTCATAACCACTCTCGTGGTTGTACAGATACAGATCCTCGCCAGTCGCAATCGGCAGACCATCTTGAGCAAAGTCCAGCCATGCCGTGCGGGCCAGAGACCCGTAGTACCATACGTCCTGAAGGTAGTTGTAAGTGACGTAACTGTCGATGGGGTAGTCTGGTGCTGGAGAAGAATTGGAAACGTAGAACCACATGACCTCGCCCAGAGCAAGGTTGGTGCCTGACGTGATCTTCTCTGCCTGAGAGAAGTTGAGGCGTGAGAAGATGTAGTCCTTCACCGTGCAGGGGATCTGCTCAATGCGACCGCCATAGCGGTAGAAGGTCGTGTCGCCCATCCAGTAGACAACATCATCGACGGCAGACTTGGCGTTCGGGCCAATGATCGAGGTGCCGTAGCCAATCTGTTGAAGAGCAAAGGTGTAGGGCGCGCCAACAAACTCCAAGGCGTACATCGAGATGTCGGTCCAAATGACGATCTGCTGCTTGGAGTGGATCTGAGTTATGAACTGCGAGCCGGTGGACATGCGGATGTCGCCGCTGTCGTTCTCGATCCGGGGTTGCCAGTCAGCAATGTCTTCTGCCGCAGACCAGCGTATCAGCATGGGGTCAGCGGTGGTCTCGCCGTAGGGGTTGCAGGCAAAGGCCAGCACATGCCTGCTGGTGCCCGATACAGCCACCTCACGAGAGATCGTTGGGCAGTTGTTGGCTCCGGTCAGGGTGGTGATGTTGACCGCCCTCACGGGCGCGGTAACGGTCGAGGCGGCAATGCTTGCCTGCGTCTCGTAGAAGATGCCGTTGTCGCGAGGGTTGATGATCAGGTCCTGCCCGTAGGTGTCGTTGCTCCAGAGGCGCAGTGTCTGGGTTGTGGTCAGAGCGCCATAGCTGTCGCCCCAACCGTTGCGGGACCAAGGTCCAGCGCCCCAGCCATCACCAGTCACCTGTACGTTCAAGCCAACGCTAAGCTGGTACGAGAGGGTGGTCGCCGGAGGACCTGCGGTGCTGCCGCCAACCGCCGTTGAGGTCGCCGCCGCCCCTACAGTGAGCTTGATGTCATCAACGCCAATCGTGTAGGTGCTGCCGCCGCCACTTGCTGTGCTGGTCGCGTTGGTGGTGGGCACCGAATAGGTGAAGCCAGTGACGGTAGAACCGGAGGTCAAGATCCCGGTAACCACAAACACCCCTTCCATTTCAGCGGTGGTGATGCCGCCTATGGAGCCGCCGGTCAGGCCAACCACAGAAATGAAGTTCCCTACCGCAAGAGGGTTGTTGGCCCAAGCCACACTGATGGTCTTGGTGCCGTTGGTGGTGGTGATGGGGTCGGTGACGGTCGGGGCGTTGACTGAAAACACGCCAGTGATGACCCAGCCAGTCTGCGTGTTGATTGAAGCTGCCGGGATGCCAGCAAAGGCGACAGCATTGGCGATGTTCACATAGTCACCCACCGTTGCGCTGGGGGCATTTGTTACATCGCGAATGTAAATGATGGCGCTACCGTTGTTGGCAGACATCTGGTTTGCCGTCAGGGTGGTGGTCACCCTGATGGGGGTGATGTCGATGAACGAGCCGCCTGAAGAAGTCTGAACGTAGTACTTGGAGGTGGTGCCAAGCCCAAGGTAGTTCTGACCGCTCAAAGTTCCCCACGCGATCAATGACCGGCATGTGCCAATGAACTGAGTTGTGGTGTTTTTTACCCAGCCCTTCATCTTCTCCGGCAGGCCAGACCTAAAGCGGATCTTGTCGCAATCATACCAGCCGCCCTGATTTGAATACTCTGTTCCTTCGCGAAAAACGCCGGGACGAAGCTGTATTTTCTGAAGGGCCATTTCTGTTTCCTAAAACATTGTCAGGAAGCTGGAGGAGGGAGGCGTGTAGGTGACGATGATCAGCCCCTGACGCCCTGCGCCACCAGTGTTACTGGCCCCTCTGGAACCGCCGCCGCCAGCGCCATACAGGCCGCCAGACCTGCCGTCCGCGCCGGATGTGTTGCCACCACCGCCACCGCCCGTACCGTAGCCAGAACCAAATTCACTTCCGCTACTGCCAGCCGTGTCGGCAGTTCCGCCAGCGCCACCCGTTCCCGCATTGCCAGTACCGCCGGTTGTGCTTGAGCCATTTCCACCGGCACCCGCATCACCGGCAGCGCCGCCGCCTGCGCCAGATACGCTTGACGTTCCGCTCGAACCATTGCCGCCACTGTAGACGGTGGTGCCTATGCAGCTTGCGGAAGAGCCGCCAGAAGCACCGGCACTGAAAGAACCGGAGCCGTTTGCTGACTGACTAAAACCGCCGCCAACCGCAAGCGCGCCCTGAGAGCTTGATGTGGGAGAAGAGCCGGTCGTGGAAAGCCAAGTGCTTCCACCGCCGGTTCCATCGTTGTTACCAACGCCACCAGAACCGCCAGCGCCAATGGCGATAGTGACGGTTGATCCCGGAGTGAGGGCTAGGTTTGCGACCTTTGCATAAGCTCCACCGCCACCGCCACCAGTCAGGCCGCCACTGCCTCCGCTTCCGCCCGTTCCGCCGCCGCCACCAATCACCTCGATGCTATTAACGGTTCCAAAGTCAGTGGGGACGGTCCAAGTGGTTCCGCTGGTGATGTAGACAATCGTGTCGGGCATCAGGCAGCAGCCTCTTCAGGAGGTGGGTTGGGGTTGGAGAACGTGTTGGTGGCGGGATCGTACAGCCAGCCGATATTGCACGGCTCATCAGGGACAAGACCAATCAGAACGCAGCCAACCGGCGGCGGGTCAGTAACTGGATCGGCCACGATGATGTTCATCACAATCAGTGTGTCCTGCTCAACAACAGCGGAGTTCATTGGCACCTCCTACGCCTGAGTGGATACCGCAACGACATCCCATTTTGCATCTGCCGCATTGTAGATGCAGCCCACATAAATGGTCTTGGTGGCAACAGTGCCTGCGGGAAGGGTTACCCCAACAGCCCTGAAGATGCTGTTCCAAGTGATCTTGTAGCCATCGTAGGAAAGGGTGCCGCTGGCTGTTGCGGTGCCGGTAGCGGTGGATGTTGCGGTGGATGCGGTTGCCACGGTGATGGTGTTGGTTGCCACGGCAGTGATGGCAAAGCGTGTGTTGATGCTCGCTGCCGGGATGCCGCCAATCGCTGCGCTGACGCCAGAGATGGTCACATAGTTTCCAACCACTGCGCCATTGGCGCTGTCGGTGATCACAATGCTGGCAGAGCCATTGGTGGTGGCAATGGCATTGATGCCAAGCGTGCTGGTCTTCCTGACGCCAGCGTCTTTGATCCGAATGATCAGCTTCTGCCCATCAGACGGGGTTCCCGTGGTGGGGGCGTTGATCGTGGTGTTCAAGGCAAGCGCGGTGATTGTGTACATATCCGACGCGCTGAAGGTCGGAGTGATTGATGCGCTAGACGTGACCGTGTTGACGCGAGGCGTGATGGTCTTGTTGGTCAGCGTGGCCGTGTCGGACGTGCCAATCAGCGTGGTGGTGGCCACCGGGATTGTCGCTGCGTGGTAGTAGTAGAGAGTCGGTGTGCCGCCGCCAGTCGTGGTGGAGGTGGCGTTGACGCCAGTATTGAGCGTGATGCTGTTGGTCGCTGCGGTCGCAACCAAGAAGGTCTGGTTCAGAGTGTCTGCAGAGATGCCGCCAACAGCAACTGCACCTGAAATCAGGACGTAGTCTCCTGCCACAGCACCATTTGCGTTGTCGGTGATGGTGATCGTGCTACTGCCATTGGTCGTGGCAATAGAAGCCGCACTCAGGGTTGTGGTGCGGAAGTAGGCAGTGCGGATCACAGACGCCAGCGGAGCCACCAGAGTGGGGTAGTTCAACAGCGGCGATGTCAGGGTCTTGTTGGTGAGTGTCTGGGCAGAACTGGTGTTGGCAATGGTCAGGCCACCCAGTGTGGTGGTGGAGAGCAAGTCGTCAAACTGCTGAAAGACGCCAACCGTCGTATCAACATACACCAGCATTGTCTTGCCGCTGGCGATAGTGGTGGTTGTTCCTGCCCCTGACGTGACAATGACCGAGAACCCGCCAGTGGTCGCGTTGTTGATGATGTAGGTCTTGTTGATCGAAGGGACCGTGAGGGTGCGGTTGGCCGTCAGAGCGCCAGTCAGCGTCAGATACAGACAACGCGCAGGGCTTGTGGCCGGGCCATTCCCCATTGTGATGGTTGTGTTGGCCGGGTCGCTCATGGCGACGGAAGCCTTGCCAACTACAGCCTCTTCCAACACCGTTCCGAGGTTGCCGTTGGTGGTGGTGCCCCATGTACCCGACTGCTCACCGTTGCCGATAAGCTCAATCTTGAGGTTGGTTGAGTAGGTACTCATGCGGCTGCTCCAGTGTTGACCGGGACCCATGTCGTGGTCGGGTCAGAGATAACGGTCCATCCGGCGGATGGTGCAGTGGGTACGGGTGCAAATGCACCTGAAGGAGTGGTTGGGGTGACTGGGTCCCAAGTGCCAGAGACGATGATGTTGCCCAGAGCCATGATGACAAGGAACCCCTCAACGTCAGTGTTGGCGTCTGCCTCCACCTCAACGTCGCCAAGAAATGCCGTGGCCTCAAAGCCAACAACATCCGCCACAACGTCAAGGAAGATGACAACGTCGCCAAGGGCGGATGTCGCTTCTTCGCCAGTGACCGGCACATTTGCATCGGCATTGACGGTGACGCTTCCGACAGATCCGGTTGCTGCAATGCCAGTGGGAGAAACATTGGCTGCGCCAGTGACCGTAACGTCGCCTACAGAGGCTGTGGCAGTTTCCCCGGTGACGTTGACATCAACCGGCAGAGATGCCGTTACTGAGCCAACGTCGGCTGTCGCAGAGTTGCCCGTGACATTGACACTGGCGTCTCCAGTGACCGTTACGGAACCAACGCTGCCAGTTGCAAGATTTCCAGTAACATTGACGCTGGCGTCAACAGTGATGATGACGGAGACAGTGCCGACGTCTGCTGTCGAAGAGTTGCCAGTGACGGGAACGTTTGCGGCTGCTGTTGTGGTGACTGTGCCAACGCTGCCGGTGCCAGATACCCCGGTCTCGTCAACATTGGCTGCCGCCGTGACGGTGACAGATCCTACGCTGCCAGTACCGGCGCTTCCCGTGACGCTGACATTGGTGACTGCCGTGTAGGTGATGATAATTGCGCCCTGAGCGCCTGCACCACCGTTTGCACGGGTAACACCAGCACCGCCAGAACCGCCGCCACCGCCGCCGTAAAGGCCAGCAGAACCGCCCACGCCACTGGAGCTTCCCGCACCAGCAGAACCACCACTGCCGCCACCGCCACCGCCAGAACCAGCAGTGCCGCCTGCAGTGATGCTGTATTCAGTGCCAGTGCCGCCTGCACCGCCAGCACCAGATGCCGCGCCACTGACGCCGCCGCCACCACCGCCACCGCCAGCGCCATTTGCCCCAACACCACCTGCGCCACCGTTTGCAGCGCCTGCTGTGCCGCCAGCACCACCAGAGTAGCTAAGACCGCCAGCGCCACCAGCGGCTGCTGCTGCGGAACTACCATCGGCACCAAGGCCTCCGGTTCCACCGCCACCGCCGCCGCTTGCGCGAGCGTTTGTCCCTCTGTTGCCGCCATCAAAACCATTGCCGTTATTGTCGGCGGCAGAGCCGCCGCCTGACCCGCCGTTGTTTGTGATGGCAATCGTCTGGAGGCCGCCATTGCCACCAGAGTACGTTGTTGAGCCAATGCCGGAGGCAGCAGCGCCACCAACACCACCAGCAATACCACTTCCAGTATAAGCCGCGCCGCCTTTAGCAAGCGCACCATTTGCTGCGGAAGCTGGGGCTGAGTTTGCGGCTTTGTTAAGCCAAGTGTCACCGCCTCCCGTTCCAGAGTTTCCGGTGGCAGAACCACCAGCACCGGCAGCGCCAATGTTTATGTAGACGGTCGCCCCGGCGGTGAGGCCAATCGCAGAAACGGATGAGAACGCACCACCGCCACCACCAACAGCGCCAATCACATTTGCGGCAGTTGGCCTTGCGCCACCAGCACCACCGCCAATGACCCTGATGGTGCTTCCGGCATCAGTCCAATCAGCAGGGACAGTCCACGTTGTCCCGCTGGTGAGGATAATTGTCGCCATCAGATCACCTCATCCAGACCCAATGGCCTTTGCTTACGCGATGCGGATGATGGCGTTGCTGGCGTCGGCAGTCGGAAACACGATGGTGAAGTTACCAGCCGTGGCGGTCTTGTCGGAACCAAACGCAAGCACCGCAACCGCTCGAACCGCGCTGCCGCCAACCGTGCTGGAGTTGTAGATCAACGCGCCGTTGGCAGTGATCGTGACGTTGGAGAACGTCAGGTCCGCAAAGTCGGTGAAAGCCGTGGTTCCAGACGAAGTCGGGGTCACGTTGGTCAGGGTGCCGCCGCCAGCCGTGTAGTTGGTGCCGGTGGCCTCGTTGGTGGTGCTGTAGGCCGTCGTGGTTGCACCAAGCGTGGCTGCGCTGGTGTACAGAGCCAGCTTGAACACGTTGCCAGTCGAGGTCGTGAAGTTGTGGTAGCCCTGCATAAGCTCAACCTTGAAGCTGGTGCAGAGGGCCTGAGAAATTGCCATGTTGCTACTCCGTTTTCAGGTGCAAATGCACCTAGATCTGCTCGATGAGGTCGGCCAAGTGAGGCGCTTCCGCCCGCAGTTTGGCAGCTACGGTGATCCGATCCGATCTCACGGCCTCTGCCATGTAGTGGTGGATCAGCCTGCGAAGACTGTCTTGGAACTCGATAGCCTGAGCGCGAATTGCCGGAGGCGCGGTGTCTGCCACCGAGATGATGCGACGGAGCAGAAGCTCAGTCATTTCCTCGACAGAGTGACCACGGTTGCTGGTGGTCATCACTGATACGTTCCCAAGGGTGGGAACACTCTCATGTCCAATCATGGGTTGACCTTCATACGCTTGGTGCCGTTGCGGAAGCTGTCCTGCTCATCCAGACCTTCACCCAGAAGCTGGAACGTCGAGAGGGCATCTTTGTAACGGGCATCGTAAAGCTGAATGAGGTCTTGGTCACCCTTCAGGAAGATGTAGGCTTCGAGGATGCAGGCCGAGAGCAGAACGCTCTCGAAGTTCAGGCTGATCCACGTCGTGGTGGTTGGGACAATCACGTTGTCCACATACTGCACGATGCTGGCAGGCTTCGCGTGGTAGTTCAGTTCCACGTTGTAGCTTATGTCAGGCGTCGGGCCAAAGATGAACGTGGTCTGGTCGAACAGAGCGTAGCACTTGGGCAAGCCCTCTCCAGACGAAGCCGTAGAGGGAAACGCCTCGCGAATGAAGCTCACCTCACGGGGGACAAGGAACGTGTAGTTGCTCCCTGAAACCACGGCAATGCTCGCAACCGACAGCATGTCTGAAGGAGCGCCGAGGTACTGATTGTGAGCCGCCAGCGCCCCGATTGAGTTTTTACGCTCAACCGGGGCCTGAACCGACTGGTAAATCCTATCCTCAGCCTGCTGGATGATGACCGGGAGGTTATCAACAAACACCGGGTCATTGTACTGAAGATAGTCTTCAATCGCCGCAACAAGCTGTGAATAGTTCAAGGACATGGCTTACACTTCACCAATGAACTTGGTGCCGCGCTGAGCAATGCCAGCACCACGAACCTTGCCGCCAGAAGCCATCTTGGTCATGCCGAGGGGCTTCATCATGCTGGTGGCCTTGGTACCGCTGGCCTTCGCACGAAGCTGACCCTTCATGCCATCCTTCTTCATGTTCGCGCCATCAGTGCTGACGGTCGAACGGATCTTCTGACTGCTGACCTTGGTGCCGGGGAGCGGCTTGCCAAACGTCTTGCCGACAGCGCCACCCTTGGCCATGGCCGTGGGCTTCGGACGCAGCGGGGCCTTCATGCCGGTCTGCGAGGTCGAGACCTTGCCGCCCATGGCGTACTTGGCCACGCCGCCGCAGGCCATGCACTTGCAGCCCTTGTCGTGCATTTCGGCCTTACCGCCCTTCTTCAGGCCCTTCATGTTCTGCTGCGTGTCATGCTTCTCATCGGCCGAGGACTTCTCCCAAGCCTTGAGGCTCATGCCACGCTTCTTGGCCAGCTTCTTGTCTTCGGCCATGTCACGGGCCGTTCCCTCAAACGCCTCAACCTTGCCGCCCTTCTTCATGCCCTTGGAGGCCTTGAGAGCGGTCAGGCGGTCGATCTCGCGCTGGTTGCCGTTGCGACGAGCCAGATCAAGCATCTTGTCGATTGCACCGCTCTGCTGACTGCGAATGCCAGCATTTGTGCGGTCAGTTGCAGCACGCTGTTCCGCACGACCCTGTCCAACAACAGCCTCCGCTGCCGAGGGCCTGTCAGCAGCCTTGGGGCGGGGGCGGGGGACCGGCGCTGTGGGCACAGCAGGGCGAGGCTTGCTCATGGCTGCGGCGGCCGGGTTAAGCTTGGTCAGGCGGTCCATTTCGCGCTGATTGTCGTTGCGACGAGCAACGTCCATCATCTTAGTAATGGCGCTGCTCTGCTGGCTGCGGATGCCTGCATTGGCGCGGTCAGTCTCGTTGCGGGTTTCCGCACGGTCCATGCGAACGGAAGTCGCGGGAGATACCTTCGGGCGCGGGCGAGGAGTGGGGGCGGACGCCTCCTTCTTTCTGGGGGCCGGAAGCTCGCGAATCTCGACCGGCTTGACGCCATACAGAGAATTGTCGCTGCGCTTCATGCGGCGCGTCTCAGGATCAAAACCCGCCCTCTCAAGGGCAAGGCGATCACCAAGGGAAAGTTCCCCACCGTCAGCGTAACCCTTCACTTTGCCACCTTTCTTGAGTTTCTGGGACTTGGTCTTAGAAGCAATGCTGGTCTTCTCAAGGCGACCAATGCCGCCACCAGCGCCGCCGGTCATGTCGTTGTAAGACGAGGCTGACACCTTGCCACCCTTCTTCATTCCGGGAGGGCGAGCGGCCTGACGCTGGGCCAGAAAATCCGCATAGCCACCCTGATCAACGCCACCGCCGGGCTGGGTGGTGAGGCCAATGCCGCCAGAAGGCAGACTGCCGGGACCACGAGGCATAGCGCCCATGCCGCCACCAATCGGCATACCGCCAGCGCCCGGACCCATGAAACCACCCGGCAGGTTGCCAGCGGTGCCGACATAGCTCTGGGGAGGACGGCCAGTGCCAGCAAAACCTGCACCGCCACCACCACGGCTCACGCCGCGACCACGATCAACGGGCATAGGACCGGGCATACCGCCCATAGCCATCTTCTTGGGCTTCTTCATCTTTAACTCCCCACCATGTTTCATCGTGCCCTGTACATCACTCTTCACTGGGATGACGGGCGAACCTACGGGACGCACCCCGGATGGCGTGCGCTGCTCAATGTTCTGGCGGGAAGCCGGAACAGTGTTGATGTTGCCCCCTGTCTGGAGGCGTCTCTTCTTCATACCTCAACTCCGTCGATGTAGACGAAGGCGGTGCCAACGTAGCCGGTCATATCCACTGCGTTGTTGCCAACGACACCGCCAATATTGACTATCGGCGGCAGCGGCGGTTCACGCGACGGATTGTCATTGTTCAAGCCCTCGATTGGCGTCCAACCAAACAGAGCGCGGCTCTGGGTCTGGGACGTATCGGGGCGCGGGTTCCGCAGAGCAATCGGATCAAGAACCGGATACTTGCCAAGCTGAAGCTGAGGCTGGTCCACATCCAGACAGTCGGGACAGACGCGAAGGTCAATCGGACGCTGGTTGTAGATTTGCTTTTTCAGGACGTTCAGCGGGTAGCGTTGGGCGCAGCGGTCACAGAAGCCAAAGGCCCGCTTGCCTACTGCAAACAACGGCATCAGACACTAATCCATGGCACGAAGCGCACTGACGCACGGTCACGGTCTTCCGCAGCCGCCAGATCAAATTGCTCTTCATAGACTTGCTTCAGCATCGCGATGTTTCCGCGCACTTCAGCATTGGGGGATTTGAGCGCCGAGTAGTAGGCGAGGCCTGCCACGAGAGCAGGGACAAACCGGAAGGGGACATCCATGGTGTTGGATGCGCTGGCCCCGGTGTCTTGGATGCGCGTCAAGCGCCAATACACCACACTATAGGCTTGATCTGGCACAGGCCACAAGGTGAATTGTGAGAGTTGAGGTGCAGTTGCATCCACAGACCCTACCGGACCAGACCCGCCACCAATCCTCTGCACATAGACCTGAACCGGCCTGCCCTGCGTGGACTTGTTGGGGATCTGAGCATAGGTCGAAACCGAAATGCGCTCCAGATTGTAGTCTGTGTTCTGGCCGCCACTGTTCAATCTCACAACCTGCTCGATCAGATCGATGGTGTCACTGGGCAGAGTGTAGGTGGCAGTTCCGGGGGTCAGAACCAGAGGATTTGAGATGTTGCTCTCGATGGTCCAGAGGTTCAGCCCACGGTTGGCCCACTCCATTGTCAGGAAGTTCAGGCTGCGCCGTGCAGAGCGCATCTGGAAGCCGGTGCGGAGATCCATACCGGCACGCTCAAAAGCTTCCTCAGCAAGCTCCTGAATATCAAACGTGAGGGTAGCGGTGCCGGAAGTTGCCATTAGACCATCCGTCCTTTCGTCTTGCCCTTGACCGCAGCGCCGCAGCCACGAACCTTACCGCCGCGCTTCATCATGGTCATAGGGGGCAGTTCATCCCCAGTGGGCAGCGGTGTCGGTGTCACGCCAACGGGCTTAGATACCATCGTGTCCATGGTGGCAGACGTGTCCATTGCTTCGCCTGCAGTGACGCCGCCGCCATCAGCCATGTATCCCATGCGCCTGAACTTCTGCTTGAAGTTTGGCACGCCGGAGGATGGCCGGAACTTCTTCAGCGCGTCCTTGCTCATGTCTTGGACCTTTCGACCAAACGGTCAATCTTCTCTTCGAGACGATCAAACCGACTCAGCAACTGCCTTGTGCTTTCGGTCAGATCGGACTTGGTTGCGTAGTCCTTGGCGACCTCAGTCTTGTGACTGGCCAGTTCTTTTTCGATACGCCGGATGTCTGAGAGGGTGGCTTTAAATATCCAAGCCATGAAACCCAAGACCGCCGTCAGAACAACCTGCCAGACCACCTTCAACCCATCGTCCATCCTTACCTCCTAGCACTTCCATGCCCGGAGGCTCTTGTTGATACGGGAGTTGGGATCGTTGGCAGTTTTGGCGGAAGTCAGCTTGCTCTTCATGCCCTTCATGCGGGCACAGAAGCTATCGCGACGAGAACCGCCTTCAGGCTGCGGGCGCTTCAAACCCGGCTTGCCGGGGTTGGCTGCGTTGTAGGAAGCGCGTCCCTTGGCGTTCAAGCCGCCGCTGGGGTTCTTGCCTTCCTTGCGTGTCCATGCGGGAGAGCCAGTCTTGCCTTTCATTTCGCACCTCTGAAGGGTTTGACCTTGGCCGCTATGGACTTCGGTTGGGCTACAAACTGCTTCCCCTTGGCCTTTCCTGCCCGCTTTGCAGCGGTCGTGGAGGCATACTCAGAGGGAGACAGTGATTTGATGGCTGCGGCAGGAAGATACCGCTCTCCGGTCTTTGAGGACGGCTTGCCTGACTTGGTGCGCCAGTCTTGCTCAGTCCAAGCCTTCAGGCTCTTCTGCGGGGACTTCATGATTTGTAGCCCCCGCCCTTGGCCTTGTACTGCTTCGCCAGAAGCTGAGCCTTGCGCGCAGACCACTGACCGGCACCCGTGCCCTGAGTTGCGGAACCCTTGATCTTGTTGAACAAGGACTTCCGCATCTCTGGCTTGGTGTAGTTGCCAGCGGCGTTGACCTTGGAGCCGGTCTTGCCCTTCATGGCATCACCCGTAGAAGAGGGTTGTGTAGATGCTGGCGGGCAGTACTACGGCAATGCCGCCCTGAGCCAAGATGCCCTGATCGGGGATCACGATGTTAACTGCCGTCTGAGACGACGTGTCGATCAAGCACAGCACATTGCTGTGTAGGTTGACATCGCTGGTTGTGATTGCCCCAGACGCAACCGTGGTGACCGTGAAGGTCGTTCCGGTGGTTACCGTGACCTGATAAACACCATCCAACGCACCACCGGTGATGAAGTCAAGGTAGACCCACTGGTTGGTGAAAAGATTGTGGCCATTTGGAACGGTGACGGTAACAGTTGTTCCGGTGCGGGTGTACGTCACGGCTGTGTAAGCTGCGTCGTAGAAAGTGGTCTGGCCGGTTGCGCCCGTGTCAGGGGAAATGACCGCTCCCTTGAAGCGCGTCCGATACGGCACAGCAACGCCAGAGGCGTTCATGTGCTGAGATTTAACGTCAAATTGCTGCGACATAAGCGGGTTCTCCTTTTAGTTAGAGACCAGCTTAGTTCTGGACGTACTGGACAACGAGAGTGGCAGTGCCCACAGCAGTAGTCGTGGCCGTCTGCGTGATGCGGACGTAGATCGGAGTGGTGGGGGCACCAGCAAGCCCGCTCACGGTGCTGTTGGCCGCCGTGTTCATCAGGCCGGAACCAGCCGTGGCCTTGTCGCCAAGAGCGCCAGCAACAAGCGTATGGGCAAAAGTGCCAGCAGCCTTGACGGTGGTGGCGGCCACATACTCAGCCCCACCAAGGGTCGAGCCAACGGAAATTGTCGCCGTAGCGCCAGTGAAAGCAACGCCGGTAAACGTGGTCATGCCAATGACGGTGGAGTTGGCCGGAATGTATATCGGGCCATAGTCCGTGGTCAGAGCCGCAACAGCCTGAATTGAGAGCGTCTCAGCAAGCTGAACCGCACCAATATTGGCGTATGCGCCCTGACGAACTGTGCCAGCCTGAAGCGGACCCGAAAAAGTAGACGTACCCATGGTGAGGTATCCTTTATGCAGAAGTCGCCACTTCGTCTCTGCATCGTCCGCTGGGCGCGGTCGAAGCGGCTATGGACCCAGAGGTGCAAATGCACCTGAAAGGCGGGGGCCGAAGCCCCCACCCTCAGTGGACCGTTAGGTCGAACCCGGCGAGCCGAAGATCCCAAGGGGATCAGACCAACCAAACGAGTAACGCTCGCGGCTCTTGTACCGCACGTTGCCCGTGTCGAAGTCACCATCCATGGCCTGCTTGAGCGGGGCGCGGATGAAGTGCTTCAGGCCGTTGGGAACATCCGTCATCAGGAACCAAGCGTTGGTGTCCGTCAGATAGTGGTTTACAGCGTAGCCACCGGGGATGGCCGACATGCTCTTCAGAGCATTGATGTCGTTGTCCGAGGTGCTGGTGCGGAGTTCCGTCTGCAGGATGCGCGTGGCAACGAACATCAGGGCAGGCGGGATGATCAGCTTCTTCGGGCGAGCCGCGATGAGCAAACCACGCTCGTCCGTCCACGCCGCGATCTGAATGACCGCCGCCTCAAGCGACGTTTCGTTCAGGTCCGCACCCGTAGTCGGGCGGTTGGAGTTGACGCCACCAGCAACAGTCGGGTGGTTCGTGGCGCAGAGCGTCACGCCGTCGCCGCCGGTGTAACCCGAAGCCGCAAAGGCGTTGTTCAGCACCGACGCACCCTTGACCTGCTTCGTGTAAGCCATGGCGCGAGCCAAGCTCTTCGTGTAGCGGGCCGACAGGCTGTCGTACAGATTGTCTTCCATGGCTTCTTCCGTGATGGAGAAGCCAAGGGCAATCGTCTCGTGAGTGTAACGAGCCGACCACACTTCCTGCGCGTTGTCGTAGCTGATGGAAGAACCTTCGTTCTTCACCGGGGCGGACGAGAAGCCAGACAGCTTCACTTCCTCTTCAAAGGAACGCTCCGAGGTCTCGATCTCGAAGATTTCCTTATGCTCTTCCTCATAGGTCTTGTATGTCAGGCCGAACAGAGCGTTCAGACCCGGCAGAAGCTCCTTGAGGAGCTGTGCGCGACTAATAGCCATGGGTCAGCTCCTTATGCGTTCTGACGGTTGAAGAGATGGGTGCCAGCACGCGCCTGCACGAGAACCTGAACGTAGTTCCCAGTCTGCGCGTTGATGTTCAGCGGACCCTGAGCAATCCCAACGAGCTTGAACGGGTTGTTGTTACCCGCCGAAGACGTGTTGAGAGCAAGGTTGCTGTTGCCCGTGGTTGCGCTGCCGCCAGAAGCTGCCGACAGAGCGTAGTTCTTGCCAATGTTGGCCCAGACATCGAACGCAGTCGTCGAGGCCTCCATCTGAATGATGGCGTTGGGGTCGTCCATGACATACGCCTGAATGTCAGACGCAACCGTGCCCGAAGGGTAGAACTGCTTGAACACGGTATACTTCAGGTTGGGGTCCGTGTAGGTGCAACCCATGAAGATACCAATGTAGAGTTCCTGCGTGGCACCGCCGAGATCGGCAGCAGCAGGAACCTCAACGCTGGAGTTGGTAGCCGAATAAACAACCGGCTGGCCGAAGTAAATCGACGTGCCGTAGTTCGAGGCAATCGGGTAGAGACTGTTGCCAAGCGCGTTGGGGCGATTGCCCGCGAGCTTGACTACCCGACCACCATAAGGAGCCGCAGTAGTGGCCATGATGGTTTCCTTTTAGGAAAGTGGAAGAGATGCGGCGACAATCACTTGTCGTCGCGACCAAAGGTGACGCGAGTCCGACGTTCCGGGTTCAACAGCGGCATACGCGAGTCCTGCTCACGCATGATGTTGTTGTCTACGGACTGGATCTGACGCGCAGCAAGATCCTCGTAGTAACGCTGACGACCTTCAGCCATTTCCACGGGAGCCTTACACAGGAGCAGGCCACCAACCTCAATGTTCCCCTTGAACTCACTCTTCGGATCGGTGCGAAGACGAAGTTCAGGGACCTCCTCAGAGGGAACCGGCTCCCAGCCCTCGCGCATCCTCACAGAAACATTCTGCAAGTCTGACTGACCGAGCATAGAAGTCCTGATCCAACGGTACTTCCAACCCGGCGCTGGCGTCGGATCTGGAAGGGTCGAAGGGGGTGCCCATGATTTAGCGCGAGTTGTGGCCTCACGAGTGCCAGTGTCACGATCAGCGCGATTATTAGCCATTCATCATCTCCTTGACCATTGAGGCAGCGTACTGCTCAGGGGTAAGGCCCAAGCGTTTTGCGAGAGCCACTTGGGTGGCAGTCAGTGATACTTTGCGCGGCGCTGAGGCCGAAACCCGGCGGGCCGGAGCCACGACGGAAGTCTTTCGAGGAGCGGCTTGAGGGCGAAGGTCAACCTCCTGCCCACCTTCCTCATCGAAATACTCAGGGAAACGATGACGCATGGCGGCATCGATACGGTTGTAGTAGTCATCAGAAAGAGGCGTGATGCCTTCCCTCTTGATCAGGCGCTCATGTACGCCATAAGCGTACCCGCTCATCTCTTCTTCCTGCCCGAACCACGGGTTGGACTTCAGCCAAGTCTTTGCCTTTTCATCCGGCTCATTCTGCTGTCGAGCGTTGGGGTGCATTTGCACCTGTTCCGGCTCAAACCGCTGGGGAGCGGACGGGCGATAGGCATCGATCTGCTGCTGCTCAAGAGTGAGGCGTGTAATGTCCTTCTGGGCGGCCAACACGTTGTCCGTGTCTCCACTTTCGTAGGCATTACGATACTGTCGCTCGACCTGCTCAAGCTGCGCCTGAACACGTCGTTTTGCCTGCTCGATGACGGCCTGCTCGCCCATCGCCAGCCGCTCAGAGAGTTGATTCCTCTCCTCGATCAGCTTACGGGCCAACGTGACCGCTTCCTGATTTTCCCTCAGCGCCGCCTCTTTGGCACGGCGTTCTTCATGGTACTCGTACTTCAGCTTCTTGATGCGCTTCTGCACGTTGTCGGAATATGACGCGATCTCGTCGTCTTCCGGCACATCAGGCGCAGCATCCGCTGGGCGCTTCGACTTTCCCCGGTCTTCTTCGGGGGTGTCGTCAACGATCTCGATTACCAGATCCTCATCGAGGTCATCACGAGTGGACTTGTCCATACTCATGCCCGCTTCACTCCTCTTGGGTCCTGAACCACGGCCTCAACCGTGTCATCGTTGATGATACGGAACTCAGCACTGTGGATCTTGATCCGGGTCCCTGAGTAGGAACGGAACAGAACCCAGTCGCCCTCTTTGCACCAAGGGCCTGTCGGGAACTTGTCCGGGTCCTTGTAGCAGAGGTCACCCATCTTCAGGACGAAGCCAACGATGGTTGCGGTCTCCTCACGAGCGCGATGCTCGTCAGGGAGGATCACACCACCCTCAGTCTTCTCCTCCATCTGGGGGAGCATAATGAGCATTCGGTAGCCCTTTGGGTCAGGAAGCTGACGTGCTTTTTCTGCCCCGATAGGGTTATCGAGATTGATTTCCTTCATGTTTTCTCCGGCGTGATTAGGGATCACGAACCCATGGCGCTCCGCAGAGCGGTTCAGTCTTCTTCGGCCACCGCCTTCTGGCGAACGTCGAGAAGCTCTCTTTCAGCGAGGGCAAGACCCTCGATGACCCCACAGAGGTGTTTGTACTCTGGGAAGTCCTTTGCACTGCCACCAGCGATGGTGTCAGCGTAGTCGTTCATTACGTCGCGCAGGCGGCGGCGCAGTCGGTCCAGTTGATCCACGGTTGTCTTTCGCTATCTGCACACCGAGATTGGCTCCTGCGGTGCGTTCTGCTGAGGAGATCTGCTTGTCCCTCACGGAGATGTCCGCCTTGCTGCGGGCAACTTCCGAGCCAATCCTTGCGCCAGCAATGCGCTCCTGAGTTGCGAGCTTCTCGCGCTCCAGAGCGGCATCCTGAGCCATCATTGCCTGAGCAATCTGAGCCTCGACCTGATCCTTCTGGGCCTTGCGCTGGACTTCCTGCTGACGAATCTGCAGGTCCGCCTGCTGCATCTGGATGACCGGGTCCTGAGCCTGCTGCTCTGCCTGCTGCTGCTGAGCCTCTGCCTGAGAACCCTGCAGGACGCGCTGAGCGGCCTTGGCAAGGAGCGGAGACATCTGGATCTCCACATCCTCTGGCAGCACGTCCTCCGGCGACGGCAGGGGCACACCAAGCTGCTCTTCGATCTTGCGGCGGTAGGCGAACGCCAGATGCTCCTGCACATGTGCAGCAAGAGCCGCCTGAATGGCCGGAGCATTGGGGGATTGCCCAACCATCTGAGTGATCTTGGGGTCCTGCAGCATCGAGGTGTGAACCGTGATGTGCGCTTCGTGATCCTGCGACAGGAACGCCTTGATCGGCTTGCCGTTCAGGAGAGCCATGTTCTCCGTCACGGGGTCAGTCGGCTTCATGTTGTTCTTGTCGGGGATGATGCTGTCCGGGTCTTTGATACCCAGCGTGTAGATCATCTTCCGGTGCAGCGCGGGCATGTCGTAGATGTCGGGCTGGTTCTGGGCAAGCTGCAGAGCCGCCTGATACTGCATGATGCGCTGAGCCATCGTGGTGCTGTTGGGGTCAGAGACCGGCAGCACATCGACGATGTCGGAGTAGTCCTTGGAGCGGTCGCTGTTACCCTCGACTTCGTAGGGGTACTCAACGTCCATGTAGTCTTTGACGATGCCAGCGAGCAGCTTGAACTCAACCTTCATACTTGCGTGCAGGCGAGCCTGAACCGCAGACATGACCTTCTGGCTGCGCTCAAGGATGGCCAGCGTGGTGCCAACCGGAGCATCCTGCTTCATCTCTCCGACGTTCATTTCGGAGATGGATGCGAAGCGTCGACCTTCTTCAACGATGGTGCCGAGAAGCTGGTACAGGACGCCAGACGGCTCCTTGTACGGCAGGAAGGTGATGTTGTCCCTGATGGACCCGCCGGGGACATCAACGTCCCTGAACTCGCCGGGCTGGATCGGGCTATCGTCACCCTTGATGCGCAGACCACGGCTTTTCAGGCCACCCGGCAGGTTGGACACCGTGCCAGCGTCCACAAGCTGACGCAGGATGCCAGTGGCGGACTTGGCAATGCCACCAATCAGATGGATCAGGCCGAAGCCGTAGAAGCCCATCCCCGGCAGGTAGTTGTAGATGGCGAAGTGAATGATCTTCTTCTTCGTCTCATCTTCCTCGTTCCAGTTCCGCCGGATCGAGAGAATGTCACCGCTGTCCTTGATGAACGTCACGACGTAAGGCAGAGCCACACCGTCATCGCTCTCAAAACCCGGAAGGTCGAGATCGACGTGCATCTCCAGCAACGTCAGGCGGTCATCATATTCCCACGTCCGCACCTCAAGCTCAGTGCGATCTTTGGCGTCTTCGAGGTCACTGCGCTCAGGAGACGGGTCAGGCAGGTCAATGTCGGCATACAGGCCAGCGACCTGCAACTTCCTTACTTCGTTCTTGGGCAGGCGCAGGACCTGCGTGTAGCGCGTGCAGGAGGTGAGATCACTCGCCCCATAGCTCACGACAAAGTCTTCTGCCGGGATGAACAGAGCCGCCGGGCGCTTCATCACGGGGTCAAAGTAGACCTTGCGGACGGCGCATCCTGCCAGTGCCAGATTGAACAGTAGACGCTCAGTCTCTGCCCGGTACTCAGTCATCACCTCAGTGACGATGTAGTTCATGTCGTCTTCGACACGGGTCGCCTGAGCGGCCTTCTCCGGGGTCAGCTTGCCAATGATCTCCGTCATAACCGGGCCACCAGCAGGGAAAATCTCCATGATGGCGTTGGCCTGAAACCGCATGGCAGCTTCTGACAGGATCGGATGGTAGACGCCGCAGGCACCCTCCCAAGGCTGGGTGCGGTCCTCAAAACGGGTGCCCAGAAACTCCAGACCCTTTACATAGGCACGTTCCCAGTCAGAGCGACTGCGTCTGTCAGCGTCATACTGAGACTGAAGCTCACTGACCAGAACAGCAATGTCACCATCATCCATGTGTTCGACGAGGTTGTCAGCGTGCTCCAGTTCCTCTGTGGAACCCTCATCCTCAATCACACCAAACGTGATGACTACGCCGCCGTCAGGAGTCTCCTCAGACATCGTGCCATCAGGCACTTCAATGACCTCAATATCGAGATCTTCGCCTTCCGGCAGGGTGTCTGATGTGAGGGCCTTGGCGACGGCCATTCAGGTCTCCTAGTAATACTCGACGCGATTGCGCCGAAAATTCGGGACTTCATCTTCCTCGTCAGAGGCCAGACGAATGAAACCCCCCTGCCTGAACCTGAGCAGCGCCTGTGTGGAGCTATCCACCAAGTCGTCATGCTCACCGGCTGGGAAGCTGGCAAACTCTTCAACAACCTCTTCTGCCCAGCGCGTGGGAGGTGCCCACACGATGCCAGACTGAAAGAGGTCAGAGACCGCATTCACGCGAGCAATCTTGTCCTGTCCTCGCACCGGGGTGTATTCCGAAAGAGGAATGCCCATGGAGCGAAGCTCATAGAGGAGGGGCGTACCTGCCGCCTTCTTTTCAACGATGCAGGCGTCTGGGTTGTACTCTTTGTAGAACCTGAGAGCCGCTTTCTTCAGGTCCGGGAACTCCAGACGCTCCTTGTAGGCGTCGATCAAAATGATGTTCGCCCTTGCCTGTCCAGTATCGTCAGGGTGGTAAAACACACCCCATGTGGTGCAGGCCGAGTAGTCCGCTCGTTGCGTCTTCTCAAAAGCCGTGTCCCACGACTGAATGATAAACTCACACGGGGGAGGGCCGTTACCTTCCCACACGCGCCACCAGTCTCGCTTGACCAGCGCGCCTGCCTCAGAGGTTGGCTGCTGCTGATACTGAGCCTGCCACTTGGTGAGGGGCAGTTCCGCTTTGAGCTTCTCAAGCTCCTCCAGAGACCAGAAGCCCGGCCAGAGAGGCTTGCCAGAAGGCATGATGGCGGGGAGTTCAATGATCTCCCACTCGTCATCCTCACGCTCCTGAGCGGCCTTCATGATCTGACCAGTCAGATCTCGCTTGGCCCACCGGGTCATCACGATGATGATGGCACCACCCGGCTGGAGACGCTGACGAGGTCCAGAGGTGTACCACTCATAGACGCCGTCAAAGACTTCCGGGCTGTATTCCGCGATCTTGGCTTCCTGCTCAGAGTGCGGATCGTCGATGATCAGCACGTCTGCGCCCTTACCAGTCACGGCACCGTCAACGCCAACGGCAAAGTAGTCACCACCTTGGTTGGTGGCCCACCGGCCAGAGGCCTTGTTGTCTGCCTTCAGTCCCACTTCCGGGAAAATCTTCTGGAATGGCTTGGACCCAACCAGATTTCGCACCTTACGACCAAATCCCACCGCCAATTCAGCAGTGTGGGAGGCCTGAATCACCTTCTTGGTTGGGAACCTGCCCAGAAACCATGCCGGGAGCAGGTAGCTCGCGAACTCCGACTTGGTATGTCGGGGCGGCATGTTGATGATCAGGCGCTTCAACTGACCGTTGGCCACCCGTTCAAAGGCATCTGCCATGATTTCATGGTGACGGCCTTCAATGAACCCCGGCCACATCGCCTTGACGAAGGGCAAGAACTGCTCACGGGCAAGATCTCGTTGTTCCGCAGTCTCCAATTCCTGCAGCAGGCGCAGGATCTCTCGCTGTTCCTCAAGGGGCAGACGATCAAGCTTGCTGAGGTATGATTTCAGGGCAGACATGCAAAAGCCCCACCTTTGAGGGGCGGGGCTTCCGTGCAGGAGACAGGGAGGAACTGCATGAACGGTTAGGTGACCAGCCGTTTACCGTCCAATGTACACAGTTCGGGGTATTTGACGTGCATAGTCAAGACTTTCAAATACCAATTACTCAGCACTCACCTAGCATCTCAAGAGGCCACTTCTCTTTCCTGCGTGCCTCGCCGTTGAACAGGCGGATGGCATGTGTGGACAAGCGCAGCGACCTTGCTTGGTTGGGTGTGTACATCAACCAACCGCGATTGATCAGGGCTTTCAGGGTAGAGTGAGCCTGAGATACAGATTTGTACCCCAGCTTCTCCTGAAGCTCCCTCATCGATGGTGCGTATCCATGCTCTTTCCAATGATCATGGACCGCATCCATCATTTTCCTCTGACCGGGTGTCATGACTTCCATCCTTTGGGGTGCAATGCACCTGAAAGCGGGTTGGTCAGCCCATCCGTAGGCACGGTTTTGCCCTGTTTTTGGTCATACATACGCTGAAGGATCTTGCTGTTCTCACTGTTGGCCTTGTTCAGGGCCTTCTTCAAGTTCTCAACCTCAGCCCGCAGGTGGGCCATCTCTTCAGCGTCAGGCGCATCACGCCTTGCCATCAACTCCCGCCACGAAATCGGGAACAGGATGGCGCAGATGTCATGGATCTTCTCTGCCACAGTGCGGGTTTCCGACTGGGCATGGCCATCGAGGCGCAGCTGACAAACGCGGGAGAAAAACAAAAGGCTCCCGGTCCAGATCCACTCAGTGACGGCAGACTGCGGCAGGGTCATCCGTGCCATTTCAGGAGCCACGCCACGCTTGAGCAGCGTCCTGTAAGCCGTCGCAGCGTCCCTCATGGCGGTTTCGTAGGTTGATCCTGCCAGATAGCCGTCGCCGGGGTGAAGATCCCCTCCAGAGCCTTGCTTGACGTTTGCAGGCCTCGTGCGCCATTTGCCCGGAACATAGATCTCAGGGTCATCGTCAATGTACCGGCGGGACTCCTCAGACCAGACAGCACCCACCTGATGCTTGGCAAGCTGCCTCGCGACAAAGATCGGGGCGGCGACCCGAAACTGGATGGTCGCATGAGCAAACGGGAGCCAATGGTTGTGCTTGGCAAGGTATGCAATCAGCTTCTCGTCGCTCGCATCCATTTCGGTCTTGTGCTTGGCGAAGCTCACCCGTGCCGTATTCACGGTCATCAGGTCAGTTCCCATCTTGTCTACCAGTTCAACCTTCATGGGGCACCTCCGCGACATCAATCCACGCCTGCCTGAACATCTGCTCACCTACTGCACAGGCTTCTCTCCAACGCTCACCAGCCGGAGGCGACACCACGCGCAGGATGCCTGCCTGAATGATCGGCCCGGCACAGCGTGAGCAAGGAGGCATGGGCCAGACATACATCGTGGCACCTGCCACAGAGCCACGGGCAAACATCAAGGCATTCAGTTCAGCATGGACCACACGGGCATACTTGAACTCCCGGTCATCCAAACCTGCATCAGGAATGCCCTTGGGGAACCCGTTGAAGCCAATGCTCAGAACCCGGTGGTCCTCATCGGCAATAACACAGCCCACCTTGGTAGACGGGTCTTTGCTCCACTGGGCGACATGTTCTGCCAGCGCCAGCATCCTTGTGTCCCAGTCAGTCATTCTCTTTCCCCCTCTGATTTTCAAACTCGTTTATGATGCTGTTCAAAACATCGATCATCTGCTTCCGGGTTCTGCTCTCCTCCTGCAGCGATTCAATATCCCTGCTCATGTCGTTTATCCGCCTTCTCAAAGCCACCAATTCTTTGGCCGCATCTTTGAGCATGGAGGCAAGGAACTGGCTGTCATGAGGGATCGTCGCAGCAGCAAGCATGTCTTTGATGTTAGTCATATCCAGCCTCCACCCTCAGACGCCGCACTTCCTCGCGCAGTCGTTCTATTTCAGCCTGCGCCTCTTCCAGCAATCCGTCTGAGGCCAGCCATCTCTGCTCTGCGTTATCGCTCTCCAAGTGCGCGTCAATCCGTTTGACGATGTCGGTCATTGCGGCTCCCTCCCTTCTTCATACTCCTCCCTGCGGTCCATAGAGTTATGGACAAAGACACCCTCGTCCCATTCTGGTTTGCACCAGCAATCCGCAGACGAGATGTGATCGCGCAGATCGTTGATTGGTGTGACGTGCAGGTCAGTCATATCCAGCCTCCACCCTCAGACGCCGCACCTCTTCACGCAGCTTCCCGTTCTCGTTCTCCACGGCGACTTGCTGCTCGTTGGCTATAACGAGGAAGGCATCAAGCTCCACGATCTTGGCGCAAGCCGCTTCCATCGCTCCGTCAATTGCACCTTCCCACTTGACCGGGCGCTCGTGCTGCAATGCCAGCCAGTGGTTGGCCGTTGCGTCGATCACAGAACGCAGCCGCTCGATCTCTTCAGCGGCGCGATACATCAGGTCCATGACTCTCGCCATCTTGGCGATCAGAGCAACTTCGCGTATCTCCTTCACAATGTCAGTCATTCAGTCCTCCCGCGCCCAGACATGGTTGCAGTCAGGGCACATGTACTTTGCGGTCCTGTCAGCCGCCATGTCATAGAGGCCAATCTTCCTGCCCCAGTGTCCTGATGTACGGGTCGCCCCATACATATCGGCCTTGCGGTCAGCCTCCTCTTCGTTGCCCTCGGACTGCTCCAGCATGGTCTGCCAGATCAATCCGCCGGTCATATCTGCCTTGCAGGCGGGGCAATGGCCATGTTCACTCAAGGTCCCACCCTCCATCAATCTTCAGATTTCTCTTCACATTCTCCACTGTGCTGGTGCTGATACCGCCAACATGAGAAAGCTGACCCGTCAGGGTCCTGACATATGCCCTGAGCTTTTCAATCTCCGTGACGGCTTTGGACATCAGAGATTGGTCAGTGGGCCAAAGCCCAACCCGTCCATCATCAAGCCTATTACGCATGGCCTTGACGATGTCCTTGCTATCCTGCTTGGGCGGGTTGCAGACCGGGCAGTTGAACTCAAGCTTGCACTTGTCGTTGGTCATGACGCATCCCCCACAAACCCCTTGGCCTTCCCCTCCACCACCGCAATCCTTGCCTCAAGGTCATCAATGCGGGTGAGGTGGCCTGCCACATCCGACTGCATTTCATCAACCCGATTGGCGATAGCCAACATGGTCTGCTCGTTGTCATCAACAGCATCGTTGATGCTGTCCAACCGCTTGGCATCATACCAATCGGTCAGTTCTCTGTAGCTGGGAAGCGTGTCCCTAAAGACATAAGCCAGTGCGCCAATCAAAACGCACCAAACAAAGTTGTCATCCATGTTTGTCCTCCTCCTCCAAAAGCCGCAGAATCTCTGCGTGCCAACCAGTCATGCGTCTGAGATGCCTCTGAGCGTCATTCACCGCCCTTGTGGCCTCTGCCAGCTCAAACTCAGCTTCCGCCAGTTCCTTGGTCAACGTCGTGAAGCGATTGGCCATCAGTTCACATCCAGTGGGATCATGTCCCTGCTGCGAAACACGGGGATGCCGCCACCATTCCAGAGCGACACACAGTAGTAGTGCTTCATGCCATCCGTCTGGCACTCGATCATGAAGTCCCGCCGGTCCTGCTGGGCTGTCAGATACCAGCACACGACCATGGCTACAGATGCAAATGCACCTGCCACATACAGTCTCTTCTCCCAGTTCATTGGTGCCTCCCTGTATGAACTGTGAACAGGGATAGAACAGGGTATTTGAAAAATCAACGCAAAATTTTCAGGGGGTGGGTATGGGACCCACGCAAATGAGGATTTTCAGGGGAAACGGAGGCTAATTCAACCGGGGGTAGGTAAAACACGGGGTAAAAGGGCAGGGGAGGGGGAGGGGGTACAACGATTTGTAGATGTAGGGATGGAGTGAGTGGAATATTATACATACACAGCGCGGGTACCTTCAGTCCCAGCGGGGGGGTGCCCCTAGGGTGGGGTGAACCCCCCACTGGTACAATGCACCCCAAAAAACCCAATGATATCAAGGACTTAGCCTTCCTCGCTCTCCTCCTCCTCGCTGTCTTCAAGTATATCCTCATGGTCAATAAGTAATCCCAACCGATCTGCAAGTTTAGACTCAAGCATTGCTCGCAAGTCTACAGCATTCAATTCGGTTTCATCCTTGGTCACCAACTTGTCAGTAAGTAAACCATGGTGCTTCATAACTAATTCCACGGCACGAATACGAGCACCGTCAGTCTCTGCACTGGTTGCCTCTACCTTTAGTCTTTCCAAAGCCCATGCCTTTGCTTTCTCGGAATCATGCAACTCCATGCTTTCATTAGCCTTTTGCAGGCTTTCAATCATATCGGCCACCTTCTGGTTTCTTGAAAGTGTCCATGCCTCTTGCCAGATAGTCTTATCTGCCATGGTTCCAGTGTCATACACTTCACGGTAAGCCATTGTTAGATTTGACCCTTTTGCCACCATACGGGCAAAGCCTTCCTGTTTGGGTGTTAGTCCACTAGGTAGTTTCGGTCCCCTCATTCGGCTTTCCTCTCGCTTCGCTCTGATTCCGGGCGGAACAAAACCGGAACATACGCTCCGATTTCCGCGCCCACTCTTTATAATATATACGCGACACAGGCAAACGCTCAACCCATTGAAATCATTCACCTTTTACCAAACTCTCCCCTTTTTTCGATGCAATGCACCCCAAATCGCATTTTTTGCTTGCATCCAGCCCCGGTCCCATGGCGTTATCAATTCACCGGCGGGGGACACCCCGACCGGCCCCGGCGGGGGAAACAGCGCAAGTCCCCCGGGGGGGATGGTACAAGCCCCTGACCGTTCTTTGACAATCGAATAGCTAGCCCCGCGTGAGGGGCGGTCGCTCCTACCGCGATGACTTATGAAAAAGGTAGGCCACATCAAAGTTGCCCATAGGCTGTTCGTCGCAATGAATGTTCCAATCAAGAGAACACATCGCCGGGCAGAGCAAGCAGAAGCCCCTATGGAACGGTAGAGATGTGAGCCACCCTGCAATGGGAACGGCTATGCCCTAACAATATAAGATCGGTTTAACTAGTCGTTGTGTGGCGCCCCGATAGCAAGGGGTGCTTCAACGATATGGGGGGTGGCGCGATTGCGTGCCACCCACAAGCGAGTGTGTCCCGCCCACTGGATCACGGTCTAGTGCGCCGGGCAATCTCGCCCGATTATGGGTGCAATTGCACCCCAAATGGAGACTACCAAAATGAACACGCTCAACCTGAACGATATCGTCGCCCGCGTTGCCATGGGCCATGCCGTTGTCATGGAACGCGACAAGGATGCCAAGGCCGCACGCGGTTTCTGCAATGAAGCCAAGGTAGAAGTGTATGCCGGTCTCATGGCCGATATCGTCGTCGTCGGCACCCTCAAGTCTGGTGGACTTGAAAAGGGGCAAGTGATGAAACTGAAGGACCTGATGCTCGCCAACGGTATCACGGACGCTTGCGCCACCCGTTATTGCGCCAACGCCAATGGCGTGATCAAAAATTGCCCGGAGATTCGGGAGATTGCCCGCAATGGCAAGCGCGAATTGCTCGACTGGTTCGCGGAGAACGATATCGACACTGAAACCAAGATCCGCGCGCTTCATGTTGCGCCGGTTGACCCCCTTGAGGCACTCGCCAAGCGCATCGCGGAACTGTCGGACGACGATTACGCAACGGTCGCGGAACGGGTGCGGGTGCTTAAGGAACTCGCAGCCGCAGCCGCCAAGGATGGTGACGTGGAACTGGCAAGCGAGGAATAACACAAGGCCGAAACGCGGGGGCGCAAGCCCCTGCGTCTATGGGTGATGCCCATACTGACGATGGCCCCATCGTTTGAGATTTCAGGTGCAATTGCACCCCAAATGGGAGATTGAACATGCCTGCCTTTGACCCCTTCTTTCAGTACATCGCAGAGAATGAGGATTTCAATCAGATGCGCACCCTCGCTGAAAGTGCGGAGGGTGCCGCCCGCAAGTGCCGCAACGAATTGCGGGTGCTTATGGCAGAAGCAAAGTTTGAGGGGGTGGAGCCTGATGATTTCCGGGCCGAAATCCTGAACTCCGAAATCGTGCGGTGGGACAATATCGCGGAGGCCACCCGTCACAGGCTGTTCGTTCTACAGGAACAGTACCATGCGGAGACTGACCCCGTGCCCGCTTGCGAGAATGATCCTTGGTGGGACGAAGCGGACCATGCCAAGGAACCATGGTAACAGGCCGAAACACGGGGCAACCCGTGTCCACCCGTGATGCGGGTGCTGACGAGGCCGTCAGATGGTTTAGCTTTCAGGTGCAATTGCACCCCAAACAAGGAATGACACAATGGAAAATGTGGCAGGGTTTCTGCTGGGCACCATGCCCGGTCGCTTGGTGATGTTCGTGATCGCCATTGCTTTGCTTCATGGTGCAGCATGAACGCCTATCTTGTGACCCTTCGTGACAAGGGTGCCGTTCGCGTTGCGCTGGTCTATGCCCGCAACATGAAGGGGGCGTGCTGTGCCATGCTGGATGGGACCGTGGACGCGACCGCGACCGCCACCCTGATTGTGGGCAAGGCCGCTCGCGCAATCTGAAACTTTCGGGTGCAATTGCACCCCAAACGGAGAACGACAATGCAATTCGCAATCTATGTCACCCTGACAATTCACGGTAGCCGCGATGAAATCACCGGGACCGTGACGCGCCGCTGGAACCACAACACCTACGAGACACTCGCTTGCGCCAGCAAAATTGCGGAGCGTGCCGCTGAGTATGCGGACTGGGATGACCTGTGCATCAGTGTCAGGCTCGCCAACGGCAAGCCCCTGCCCCACAGGGATATCATCGCCATGGAACCGAGCAATGCCGAGGTATGGTCGCCGATTCCTTTCTAAGGCCGAAACACGGGGTCACCCGTGTCTGACCCGTAATGCGGGCACTGACGAGGCCGTCAGGATTTCAGGTGCAAATGCACCTCAAACTGGAGAATAAAAATGGACGTGACCACAAGCCTGCAGATGTTTGGTCTGATTATCCTGATGCCGGTCGTCACCGGGATACTCACCTATCACTTTTTCTATGCCGATACCGTGGCGCGACGGAACCGCACCAGCGCGCAGGTCATGCGCGAACTGGAAATGCAGGCCGCAGTGCGCGAACACAATGCCCCTTGGTGGGCGGCACGCTGATTTCGGGTGCAATTGCATCTCAAATGGGAGAACGAGAATGAAGCGCGTGATTGAGATTCCCGATGGCTGGCATGACCTGCGGTCGCACCTTTGCACTTTTATCGGGGACCGTTTGCAGTACATGGCAATGTTCGGCAAGGGTCACCCTGCGGACGTGGACCCTGACGATTGGACGGGGCTGCTGATGCTGCATGGTGCCTGCCTGACCCTTCACGGGAACAACGATGGAAATGGCGATGCTCTTGCGGACGATTTCGCGCAAGCCAAGGAATCGCTGCGCTGGGTCGCCGACAATCTGGAGCGACTCTGGGACTGACCAAGGCCGAAACCGGGGGAAACCCCGGTCTGCGGGATGTGATCCCCACTGACGAGGCCGTCAGGATTTCAGGTGCAAATGCACCCCAAATGGAGGCCATGCAATGGCAATCAATTACGACCGTGTCATGTCCATGGACAGCGCCAAGGCCGTCAAGGCCGAGGGTTATGGTTACCTGAACGCGATCCACTACATGGCACCCTTCACGAGCGGGGGCGTGGGTGATCTGTGCGGCAATGCCTCGCCCCAGTGCGTTGAACTGTGCCTTGGTTGGTACGCTGGGCATGTTGCAATGGTCGTTGACCTTGAGGCAGGGATTGGTCACGTTCGTGCGGCCAGAATTGCCAAGGCTCGCATGTTCATGGAGCATCGCAACGAATACATGAATCACATTGCCCGGTTCATTGTTCGGGCATCGCGCAAAGCCCGGCGTCTGCTGAAGAAGTTCTGCGCCCGCCTGAATGGGTCGACTGACCTGAACTGGTCGCGCATCAAGTTCAAGGTGGATGCCCGCACTGCAGCCATGACTGGGGTACCAGAAGGCACGATGATCACCCTGCCCGCTCTGTTCCCGGACGTTCAATTCGTGGAGTACACCAAGGACTTCAAGCGTTTGGGTGCAGTTGCACCCAACGTACACCAGACATTCTCGTTCTCTGGCGAGAACCACGAGGAATGCAAGGCTGCGCTTGCCGCTGGGCATAACGTGGCCGTGGTGTTCGGCATGGCGTTCCCCGCCACCTACTGGGGCGCGACCGTGATCAACGGCGACAAGCATGACCTGCGCCACCTTGACCCCAAGGGTGTGGTCGTGGGGCTGTCGCCCAAGGGTGCCAAGGCCAAGCGTAGCACGAATGGTTTCGTGGTGCGCTTCTAACTGCCCAACTGTCCCACTGTCCCAAACCCATACCCACGGACGGTGGGACACTAACCTTTCAGGTGCAATTGCACCCCAAATCAGGAGTGAGAACATGGATATCGAAGCGAAGGCCCTGCTGGAGAACATCGACAACCTGAACGACAAGGATCGGACGTTCGCCCTGTCCCTGCTCAATCAGTTCCACAATCGTGGCCTGTCCCACAAGCAACTTCACTGGCTGGGCGTGCTGCACAAGCGTGCGACCGGGATGGATGACCCGCCGCCCGCACCCGTGAACGTGGGTGACGTGTCGGGCATCGTGGCGTTGCTGGAGAAGGCTGGGTCGCGCCTGAAGTTCCCTGCCTTTGTGGTCGCCATGCCTGACGGTGCGGACGTGCGCATCTCTGTGGCAGGCGAGCGATCGAAGGTGCCGGGGGCAATCAATGTCACCAGCCTTGGTAGCTTTGAGAATCGGACGTGGTACGGACGCATCACCCGTGACGGGGTGTTCGAGCCTTCCCGTAAGGTGAGCATCGACACCATCACCGAGGTCGCGATGGCGCTTGTCACCATGGCGAAGGACCCGACAGGCACCGCCTCTGCCTATGGCAAGCGGACTGGTAACTGCTGCTTCTGTAGCCGTGGCCTGAAGGACGAGCGGTCTGTGCATGTGGGCTACGGTCCCATCTGCGCGGACCATTACGGGTTGAGGTGGGGTTGATCCCCACCGATACCTTTCAGATGCAAATGCACCCCAAACAAGGAGAGAGACGATGGACTTTCTAGTCACTGTGAAGAACGTGTACGGCAATGACCTGACCTACCCTGCCTGCGACACATCACGCAAGTTCGCGGACTTGCTGAACGCCAAGACCCTCACACCCCGTGCCATGGGGATCATCAAGTCGCTTGGCTACAACGTGAGGGTCGCCATCGCCACCGATAACTACCACCTGCTCACCGACAAGCAGGGCACCATCGTTTGGCGCAACGTGAAGTGACATCAACCTAGGTGCAATTGCACCCCAAATGAGGACAACCTGAATGGTTACATACCGTGGACCTGATGACAATCAGCATCATCCTGCTGACGCTTGGCTTTCTCCAAGCAATCGCTGACCTAAAGCGTTGATTCTAAAGGGATAAAATAGTACTTGACTGGGTGCAGTGTGTGCCCTATAGTCGCAACCAAGCACCAATGTGGTGCGAGACAGGAGACCAAGACCATGAAGCCGACCCATGTTGCCGCTGCCCTCGATGCGGCCATCGTTCAGAACAATGCCGTGGCTGCCGCTGGTGGCCGCGACGAGAGCCGCATCTGCCTGTTCCTTGAAGGCCCTCCGGGTGGGGGCAAGTCCTCGCTCGTGAAGCAGGCCGCTGCCCGCCACGGTCTGGAGGTGATCGATCTGCGCCTTGTGCAGATGGACCCTGTGGACCTGCGCGGCATCCCCTCTGTGGTCGCCGGGCGCACCGTCTGGAACGCCCCGGATGAACTGCCGTCCGACCCTGCTTGGGCGGGCATCCTGTTCCTCGATGAACTGCCGCAGGCCGTTCCTCTGGTGCAGAACACCGTGAGCCAGCTTGTGCTGGATCGCTCCATCGGTGAGTACCGTCTGCCTGACGGTGCCATCATCGTGGCGGCTGGCAACCCTCGCTCCAGCCGTGCGGCTACCCATGAGATGCCCCGCCATCTCGCCAACCGCTTCGTGTTCCTTGAGGTGGACAGCGATGTGGATGACTTCACCGCATGGGGTGCAGCCAATGACATCTGCCCGGAGGTGCTGTCTTTCTTCCGCCTGCACGATGACCTGCTGCACAAGTTCGATGCCTCGCAGCGGTCCAACCCCTCGCCCCGTGCGTGGAACTTCGTGAACAGCATCATCGGCATGGCCGTGGAGCCGTTCATCCGGCAGCGCCTGATCGCTGGTGCCGTTGGTGAGGGTGCCGCGACCGTGTTTGAGGGGCATCTGCGCCTCGCCATGCAGGTGCCGGACATCAACCTGATTTTGTCCAGCCCCGGCAATGCGCCGGTCCCGTCTGGCGAGAACGGTCCCGGCATCATGTACATGCTGATGTCCAAGCTGTCCCGCATCATGGACAAGAAGACGGCGGGTGCCATCGTTGACTACCTTGACCGGCTGCCCGCTGAACATGCGACCGTCTGCATCAAGGAGGCTGTCGCCCGTGACGCTGAACTGAAGAAGGTTCCGGCTGTCGCCAAGTGGGCACGCGAACACCTCACCCTGATGGTCTGATCTGCAATGGGGGTGGTTACAAGCCACCCCCTTTTGGATGCAATTGCACCCCAAATGGAGAGACACATGACTGAAGAAGAGAAGAACGAGATCGTTGGTGCCATCGTCTTCGCCAAGATGGAGGGCGCGAAGTTCAAGATTAACGGCGTCCCCCTCGCGGGCATGAAGGGCAAGCTGAACCTGTATCTGGTCCTCATGCAGGACAAGAAGAAGATCTGGGAACTGCTGCTCTACAAGGGCGTCAACCGCGTGGCCAACATGACCGACCTCACCCAACCCGACCTCAACTCCACGATGCCTGACGCCGAGGCCATCATGCGCCGCGCCAGCGAGGGTGACGAGGAGATCTACCTCAAGGGCAGACTGACATGAAGAACCTTACAGAAGCAGAGCTTGAGACCGTGATGAACATGCTGCGTGGACGTGCTGCCTACCGTAGGCGGCGCGGCACGGGCAGCGGGTTCATCCCCAAGCCCGGCAAGAAGAACGCCGACCTCGTGGCGGCTGAACATCTTGAGCACATCATTTCCAAACTGGAGACAGACCAATGACCCCGACCAAGAAGCTTACCCCTGAACTGATGATCACCAAGGGCCGCATCAAGCTGCTCTTCAACCAGCCTTTCTATGGCGCGCTTGTCATCCCCATGCAGATGATCGAGCGTCCTGAGATCTCCACCATGGCGACTGACGGCAAGTGCATCATGTACTCGCCCAAGTTTGTCGAGGAGATCAGCGCGGACGAGATCCTTGGTGTGCTGTGCCATGAGGTTCTGCACGTCACCAACGCCCATCACTTGCGCCGTGGCAAGCGCAACCCTCGCCTGTGGAACGTAGCCTGCGACTACGCCATTAACCCCATCGTGGTGGCGTCTGGCATGAAGCTGCCTGCCGGTGCGCTGATCTCTGAAGACTTCAGGAACATGTCTGCCGAGCAGATCTACAAGCTGCTGGAGGAGGAGGCCAAGGCCAACGACGATGGTGGTTCAGGTGCAAATGCACCCAAGGGCACCAAGCATATCCCTGACGGTGACGCATGGGATATGGGTGGCGTGCGAGACAAGGTGCGTGCTGACGGCCAGCCCATGTCCCAATCAGAGATCGAGGTCGAGCAGTCCGAGGTCATGACGCGGGTTGCTCAGGCTGCGCAGGCTGCCGAGATGCAGGGCAAGCTGCCCGCTGTCCTCAAGCGTCTGATCTCTGAGGCGATGAAGCCCAGCGTGGACTGGCGTGACCAGCTTCGCCGGATGTTCTCATCCACCATCCCTGCCGACTACACATGGGCGCGTGGCAATCGTCGCTACCTGTCCAGCGGCATGTACCTGCCCAGCCACCTGCGTGAGGGTGTGGGTGAGATCGTGGTGGGTATCGATACCTCTGGCTCCATCCAAGGTGCGCTGCTCGATGCCTTCTTCGCAGAGGTCAAGGCCATCTACGAGGACGCTGACCCTGAGCGCATCCACCTCGTGTGGTGCGACTCCAAGGTCCACAAGGTCCAGACCTTTGAGCGTGGCGAGGAACTGATCCCTGAGCCGGTTGGCGGTGGTGGCACCGACTTCCGCCCCGTCTTCGACTGGATCAAGGAGCAGGGCATCGAGCCGCAGGCCCTGATCTACCTGACCGACATGTACGGCACCTTCCCAGCAGAGGCACCGTCCTACCCTGTGATCTGGGCCAAGACCACCAGCGTGTCTGCGCCGTTCGGTGACGAGGTGGAGGTCAAGGTATGAACCTCGAAGCCATGGCGAAGGCCATCTATGAGGACATCAACCCGTGGCGTGGGGGGTGGATCAACGCATCCCCCAAGACACAGAAACGGTACCTAGAGGTTGCTGCAAAGGCAGCACGAGCAGGAGAGCAACATGAGACCAAACAAGTATGACCGCCTCGCCACTGATGCAGCCAAGATTGGCGTAGCAGCGGCCATCAAGGCAGTGCCCGCAGAACGCAGGGCAGCACTGTATCAAACGATGAAGAGTAATCGTCTGAGTGAGTACGACATCCAGAACGCCATTGGCCGTGACACAATGAACGGGGCTGCCGTCCAAAGCCTCAGCTACTCCATCCGCAGGCAGTCTGTTGATCTCAAGAACTTCAGGCAGACACTGTGGAAGAAGTACACCCACATACCCTTCATGGATCTGAAGAGGGACGAGAGCGCCCACTTATTGAAGGTGCATTTGCACCTGAAACCAAGGTCAAACCTCCAGACAAATGTGGTGTCTGGGAATATGACCGTGTTCACGGGCATGAACGGCACCACCGCCTACTTCACTGTGTCCCCCGGATACCTGCGGTTCCTCAAGAAGATCGGATCGCCTGCAGTTGGTAACTACGTCTTTCTGCGGGGCAGCTTGATGGGCAGGCCATTCGATGGCGGCGAAGTCTGGTACGTCGAGGCCTTTGACCTCAAGCACCTCTATTCATCACCCGTCTATGTGGGCGTGTGCAACGGCATCTACAGAACCGCTGGCTCAGTGCAGCGGTGTGTTGGTGCCATCAACAGGATCGCCTCCAAGGCCGTGTTCAGTGCCATGGAAGGCGACAACGAAGGAGAAGACTAATGGCTGAAGATAACCGCAAGCGCCTGAGCCTCAACCTCAAGGACGAGGCCATGGATATGTTGAAGCAGATGGCCGAGAAGGAGGAGCGCAGCCTTTCCAACATGGCTGCTCGCATCATCTCGCAGGCCTACGCTCAGTCGTTCCCAGAGAAGGCCTGAGCGAACATCGAGGCGAGGGTGGGTCGATTGATCCTCCTCGCCTCATGCACCTTCATCGTGGCTGTCAGGGCCTGCCTGATGACCACGATGGTGGACGGGGTGTCGATGAACCTGTCGTCGCAGAGCAGCGTCATCAGGACACGGCGAGGACCCATCCCCACGTCAGCATCAAGATGCCTGATCCATTCATTGACGGCTTTGATGCCACGAGATCTGGACGAGGACATGGGGGCAGGGTCACCTCCCCCACCACCCCCACCAGCGAAGTTCGCTGCGGCAGGACCTAGCATCTTGGCCTGCCACAGATCCCTGAGAGCAGCTTCCCCAGCGTCGTGCTGCTCACGGGTTATCAGTTCGAGATGACGCAGACGATCAAGCTCTGTGCTTGTGACGTTGCGGACGCGGATCTTCTTGCGCGCATTGGGCGCATGGTACTCAAGACGGAGTGTCGGCTTTGGCATGTGTTCCCCATTTCGCGTGCAATTGCATCTCAAAAGTCGAGGTCATCCAGATTGTCGATCTCCGGGCCTTCGTAGTACCGGCCCACCCCATACTCATACTTGAGAGGGACCACGCCAACTGTGCCGAGATGCTCGAACCGGGACTTCCACACATGGATCTTTGTCTCACTGCCCATACCACGCTGGACCGTCAGGCCGAAGTCGGCGCGGTTGTAGAAGTGGGCGCTGCCGCTGATGTGGTAGCCGGTGGGCACCCAGTCCTTGGACGCAGGCATGGGCGGCTTGGAAGGATGGGCAACAAGGAAAATGGCCATCTCAGACGCGGTCGCGAATGTCTTGAGGGCAGAGAGCATCTCGTTGATGGCGTGGGTCTCGTTCTCCCCGCCGAGTCTGATGAAGTTGAACGGGTCGATCACACCCACCCTGCAACCCATGCGCATCACCGCCATCGAGAACCGCTCGATCAGGTTCTCTGTGGTGGGAGGCTCACCATCTTGAGAGAGGAAGAGGAAATGATCATTCACCCAGTCAGTCGCTTCGCTCATCTCCTGCTTGGTCATGCGGTCGCCGAGGCCATCCCGGAACGGCTTGCCCACCTTCTGGGAGATCAGCTTGCTGATGTGCGTGGTGATGGGGTTCTCGAAGGAGGCCAGCGCCACCTTGCTGTTGTAGGTGTTGGCCAAATTGCAGAGCAATGCATCCAGCCATGTGGACTTACCGCTACCCGGTATGCCCGTCAGGATGTTGAGTGTGCCGGGGGCCACCGTGAAGATACTGTCCACGTTCGACCAGCCGGTCTGCATCCCCGGAGGAAGTCCTCTATCATAGAGGCTCTCCACATCCATCCTGAACTCTTCCACCGTCTTCAAGCCAGACAGCGGCCACATGGCAACCTTGGTTGTGGCGTAGGTGGCAAGGGCTTCCGCCCCGTTGGTCAGCAGAAAGTCGTTGGCGTCCTTCGTGCCTTCCGGCCAGTTCAGAACCCAGCACCGCGCCTTGCCAACACGCCGGGCAACCTCTTCTGCCAGAGCTTCACCGGGGGCGTCGTTGTCCACCGCGATGATCACACGGGCAGCGTCCTTAAGAACCTCCCTGTTGGCCCACAGGGCGGACAGACGGCGCTCATTGCCCTGAGCATTGCCCTTGCCCGGAGGAGGCGCTCCATGGGGCACGCTGATGGCGTTGTGGATACCTGCCTGCAGGAACGCGACCGCATCCAGTTCGCCCTCGCAGATGTAAACATCCTCGCCCTTCCTGCACCGCTCAGCACCAAACATGGTGTTGACCGTGCCTTGGATGGTGAAGTCCTTGCCATCGATGGAGCGCAGCTTGGCCCCGGTGCGCACGCCGTTCTCATCGGCATACGGCATACCGATAGCGTCACCCTCCCTGCCCATACGATTGAAGTAGGCGCGGGTGAAGAACAGACCGGCAGCCTGAGCGGTCTCAGGGCTGATGCCACGCGCTTCCAGAAACTCGATGGCAGGGCCATGCAAAGGTTCGACCTTCATGGGCTTGGTCATTTGTGCTGGTCTCCTTTCCTGAAACTCTTCTTCGCTGACAATGCCCGTGAGGTCGCAGTGCCAGCAGGTGTAGGCCACCTTGCCATCCTCGAAGCGGACGGAAAGGGTGCGGGCACGTTGGTTCGCTCGCGACCTCGTATGGGTGCAGGCCGGGCAGGACAGACGATGCTGCCCCTCACCCACCCTCAGCGCGTCGTGCAAGATCTCTTCTGGGATCGACATGACGCACATCCTAGACACTAGCAAACACCAAGCCAAGCACTTACAATACCAACGCGATAGATTTCTTGGATGCAAATGCGCCTGAAATCACCACATCTTTCAACCTGAAAGGAGAGACCATGAGCAATATTACCAATCCCACTAACATCATGGGGCTAGATGATGAGATTGTGGAGCAATTCAAGAAGGTCTTCTCTGGCTTCCCTCAGAAGACCGGGGTGATGGTTTACTGCCCCACGGGAGAGGTCAGCTTCCACCACATCAATCAGTATGCGGGTATGCAGTATGCCAAGGACCTTCTCACGGAAGCGTGCGACAAGGTTCTCCTGAACTTCCCGGTCAGTTGCTGGCGGGTGAGCGACATCGTGAGCTTCGGAAAGTACAAGGGCATCTCAGCCTTCATGAACCTCAAGTGCCAGTACGATGATCAGTGGGAGTTCAATGATTTCGCAGAGGAGCTTGCCCGCAACAATCGTGACCCTGCCGTTCTGTCGCGTCTGGCTCGCCTGCGTGGACCTCTTGTTCTGTTGATCCCCAATGGCTGACGGGAAGATCATCATCCTCAGAGAGGACGGGCGTATTGAGATGGAGATATCCGATCTCGAACCGCCGAGGTGGAAGATTGACGAATTGGCTGGCCACAAGATGATGGCAACGTTCCTGTGGTCTCACTTCATGAAGGAGCGGGCCACAGTGTTCAGGGTCATGAACCCAGACAAAAACGTCCATGTTCTCAATGCCTTAGCTTCAGAACTCATTAAGCTGGACATCGAAAACACACCGACATTCCTGCATGGACCTGTCGTCATTCTGACGGGTGCATGTAGCTACTGGAAAGGTCCTGACTACGATCCTGCCGGTATCCTTTGAGATACATTTGCATCTCAAATGTCAGTTCTGGGTTGGTCTCCCCCGCCGGGGACGCCAATCCGTACTGTCCCTGCTGCCCTTACCTTGATTGCACTCCTCGCACAGGACCTGCAGGTTCTCTGCCTTCAGACGCAGGCTCCAGTCCTGCCTGAGTGGAATGATGTGATCGACGTGCAAGCGCGTGCCGTCCTCTGGTGTTGCTCCGCAGACAGCGCAGATCTTGCCGTCACGCAGGAAGACATCATATCGAAGGTATCTCCACGCAGGTGAAAAGTAGAACTCTTTGGCTTTGGCTGCGTATTGCTCAGTGTATGGCGTGAGCTTTGGTTTCTTATTTTCATAAATAACCTTTTGCTCATTTTGAATTGATGGAATGATCCTTTTCGTTATCGGTTTTGTTTTCTCGATAACTAATGCAGTCGCGGGTATCTTTGGCTTTGTTTTTTTTGAAACGACTCTTTTCTTTTCCTTGGGCTTTTTTCTTGGCACCCTCTCTTGCAACTTTGCCGTGCAGACCTCGAATGTTCTTGGGGTTGATCGCTTTGTCATTTTTCCTCTCCGCACCTGCATCAGGTGGCTGTATCAGGTGTGCCTGTATCATATGACTTCGTCATGTGATTACCCATTCAACCCCTACTAACCCCCTATGACTGATGGTGAACGTGGAGCAACCTACCCAAGGACAACTCACAGAGATGCATTCCTGCTGCTCAGCGGGTTGTTCCGGGTAGGGGACCATGACTGACGGAGCCACGCATCGCTTACTACCACCCTCAACGGACACACCCGTCTTAGGCTAGATCCCCGCTTGATTGGTGCA